ATGAACACGCCCTGCTCGGGCACGGCCCCCTCGTCGATGTAGACGTCGGTGACATGTTCCGCCTCCCGTATGGCGTCCGTAAGACGCGAGACATAGACCGCGGCGTCGAAGTCGATGCCCGTGATGTACCCGCGGATACGCTCCTCGACGGCATCGTACATCTCCGCCTCGGGGACGGCGCCGTCGTAGAAGACCGTCAGGCGCGGGACCAGCACGTCGCCCTTGGTAGAGATGACTTCGATACGGGTGCCGGCGAATTTCAACTTGCCGATGTAGGCGTTGACGGGCACTAACTCTGAAGCCGGAATAGCCTCCAGATGACCTTTTGTGCCGGTGGCGATTTTCAGGATCAGCTTGCTGTCGAGGTTGCTGTCGTCCGTGCTCTCCACGTAGGAGACCTGCGTGATGATGCGCTTGGTCTCGTCCACGTGGGCATAACCGAACGCGAGACCGTCCTCGCGGACGATCAGTTCGTCCCCCTGCTGGTATTGCAGCAGCGCGTGGGCGTAATAGTTCGGGGTGCCGTTTATCCGGCTGTTGATGGCCTCGGAGATGTCTATGGCAAAGACGTCCAGCAATGTCTCGAAGCTGTGAATCAGGGCTGCCGCGACCCACAGGATGCCGTTCATCACGGACAGTTTCGAGTCGCTGGCGAACTCCGTCAGCTCCAACCGCCGGTTGCGCTCCCGCACGGCTTCGTTATATATTTCCTTGATCGTTCTGCTCATTCCACGGTGTAGGTTATATCGTCAATAATGAATTTCCACGCTCCGCCCTCGTTCCACGCCTCCTCGTGCAGGATGACCCACATGGCCTCCATGCCCGAGGTGATGCGGTAACGGCCGCTTTCCGGTTCCCGTTCGGGCTCGCGATAAAGCCCTGTCGGAGCCGAAGGCAGGATGACCGTACAGTTCCGACGGTTCCCGTACCGCTCGACAAGGGCAGTCAGGTAGCGGTCGATGACCGTCGGTTTCAGACGGGCGGCGGAAAGGTCGAGCGTCATCAGCCCACGGCTTTCCACAAGCGGTGTGAGGTCGGCGGCGACAAGGCCGCGGAGGTTCAGCAGGCAGGTGTCGGAAAGCAGCCGCAGCCCTTCCAGGGAGAGCGTGACATCCGTGAGCGTCAGCTCCTCCACGGGCAGCGTCTGCAACAGCGCCAACGATTTCGGACGGAGTCCGCTCCAGTCGATGGTTTTGAAACGGGCCTGAGTAAACCATCGTATCGTGCGCTTTTTCCGCACTCTGTTGTCGAAGGTATGGGTAAGGAGTTGCGGCGTGTCCGTCAGGGAGACGACCTCCGTGTCGCTGTTGTCGCCCCAGTCGATTTCCAGTAATCCCACGCCCGACACGCCGCACCGCGCGGTGATGACCGCCGCGTCGAGCGTGATGACGGCGGCGAGCGGCAGGGTGAATGTCTTGGGATAGACATGACGTTCCCCGTTGGCGGGAACAATACCGTGCAGCTCGTTGTAAGCGACCACGTCGGCACGGATAACGAAACCGTCCGTGTAGATAAGCTCCCGACCGGCTGACAGTATCGTGTCGAAGGAAAGATCGGGGTTGCTGACGAGCAAATCCACGACCCCTTCGATGCTGCCGTAAAGGTGCAGGGCGACATCGTAAAGGTTCTGACCGGCTATGACGCTGTATTTACCCACGATTGTCCTCCTTTTCCACGGTTTCCAGCAACAGCTCGCCCGTCGCGGAATCCATATAGGCGTTTTTGATGATTACCCTGTCCGCGGAGAACTCCGACTGCAGCTTGGCGGCAAGACCGTTGTTTTCCAGACTCGAATGCAGGTAGTCGATAAGTCCCACGCCCGTGGTCGGGTGCTGGTAGAGGTTGCCGGCGGAGGCTTTCAGCAGGAAGGTCTCGTTCTGGGCTTTGGCGGTTCCGATCCCGAAATCGGTGTCTTCGCCGCTGTACACGACAAGGCAGCCTTCTTGCGGCAACAGCCGGTAAAGGCCGTCCGCATTGAGGGCGAAGAGCGCGGCCAGAGTGATGTCCGACAGGCCCGTTTCCGTATCCGCCATGACGGGAAACCAGGGTTTGCCCGTCGCGGGATTTTTCAGATACCCCGTACCGCCTGAACCGCTGCCGGCAACGAAGCGGACCGCCAACCGACGCACGTCGGGCGTATACGGAATACGGACATGGACACCGCGACCGTTGGTTAACCCCGTAAACCCTTCCGGCACGGCGATCTCCCCGTAGCGGAACGTATCGTTGTCCGCACCGGCGACGGCAGCGAGCAGGCCGAAATCGTAGAAACTCTTGCCCGCCACGTTGCCGGAAGTCTCCACCTCACCGTACTCGGCATCCATGATTATGTCCTGTCTTGCCATACGTTTGAAATAAAAAAACCGGTTGTACCGTCAGAGTACAACCGGGCACTCTTTTCAAAAGAGTAGCGGCAGAAAGAAAGGATGGTTTATTGTTCCTGCACGAAATCGTAGATACGGGCAACCGTCGCCCACATGTCGTCCGGGAGCTCCTCGTCTGAAATCTTCTCGCAGGCTTTCTGCAGGTATTCCGTCTCCTCCCCGGAAAACTCCACGGCAAGCGGTTTTTCCTTGTCCACATCCCATTCGATACGCTTGTCCTCGGCGTTTTCATGCAGGCCGATTTCTTTGCGCTCCTCGTCGCTGATGGCTATTTTGCGCAGAATCTCTTTTTTGAGGTTGAAATCCTTGAAGTTGCCCCGTGCCGGCAGGAAGGTAGGCAGATAAAGGCGGTCTTTGACTGATAGTTCCATACTGTTTATGCGGTTTGATTGATACTTTTTCTTATTTCACCGATGATGGCCTCGAAGTCCCGAAACAGGGGCGCAAGGGGCTCTCCCTCGGGAATGCTGCAGGAAACGGAGCCCTGCTCCATATAGATGACACCGATCTGAGGGGTGTTTCCCGAACCGTCAGTATCCCTTTTCCGGATGGAGGCATGGACGCGGGTCAACCTATCATTGACGATGGAGTATTCCAACTGGTAGTCGGCGTTCTCCGTACTCTCTTCGGCAACCTTGGTTACCGTTACGTGGGTGATGTTCATATTCGCTCTGTTTTTATTAAGGGTAGGACGTTACTGCGGGGATTGTTTTTAGTAGCTGTGATTTAATATCTGATAGTGGAACGACGGGTAATTGGCACACAATATCGTGAGGGAATCCCCCTTGGCTATCGTGTAGTTGACAAGGTCCCCGTTGTGGTTGCGGATGTTGTTGAACACGAGGCTGTTCCCCCAGTTGTAGTTGTAAATCAGGGTGAATATGCAGGCGAAGTCCGACGGCAGGGACGAATACCCGAACATTGACGCCACGGAAGAGGCCGACGGCAGGGTCACGCTATACTTCTGATTCGCATAGACGAAGAAAATGTTATGCTGTGAAAAATCCATCGTGTAGCCGCTACCGGTGAAGTATATGTTCTTGATTTTGTTGCCGATACAGGCCGGAGTTACAAGCGCGGCATTGCTCCATATCCCGTAGTTGCGGTATCCGTTCTTGACATCTATATATAACCCGTAATTGTTCTGGTAGCTGTTCGATTTGCCGTTGACGATACGCCCCGTGGCACAGGTTCCGCCGGACGTGGCAGGAAACGTGTTGGCTCCGAGCAGAATGTAAGAGGTGGTGTTGCCCACCCGGAACAGGTCATCATAAATGGCAAGCCCTCCTCCGGACCCGCTACCGGTCGCTGTCGAACCGATACGCCCCTGACCGATGACAAAGCCTCCGATGGTACCGGCATTGGCGTTGATAGTGCCCGTCATGGTGACGTTTCCGGAGGCATCCCACTTGATATTCTGATTGGCGAGGTATCCCGAACCGTCGTTGGCAAAGGAAATCTTACCGCATCCGAACGTGGCGGAGCCGTCCGTATTCAACGCCCAGTAGTTGACCGAGGTGGAGGGGTTGTCATGGTAGATGTTTCCCGAAGCCCCCATGACGATGCGGTGTCCCGAAGCCGGAGCCGAAGCGGTCAGGGCACTGGCCCCGAGTATCCAGCCGCCGATTTTGCCGCCGACGGCAGTGATGCCGGAGCGGTCTAGTGTCACCTTGACGTTGTTGCCCGCATCCCGGACGGAGATGCTGCCGTTATAGCTACTGCCGCCGACTATCAGGGTGCTGTCCACGATAATCTGGTTGGCACGCACGGTACCGGTGTAAATACCGTTGGCGTCTATGGTTGTCGTGTACTTTTCCGTGGAGGTCAGGTCGAAGACGGTGGCGTATGCCACGTACCAGACGACAGGCGCAGAGGAAGTGCCCTGTGTACCATCCAGATAAAAGAAATGGGTGCTGGAAAAGTTTGCTGTACCGCAGACGACTTTATAGACGTATTCTTTCCAGTCCCCCGTACCGGCGTTCGACGTGAGCCAGCGGCTCGAACCGTTGGTCCCTATGCTGTTCGTCGCCCAGCACAGCTTCCGCCCGACGGGGATCTTGGCGATGATGCGGGCGACGAGCACCTTGCGATAGCCGCACGTGGTGCCGAAATAAAAACCGCCGTTATTCGGGGAAGCCGCACCGTTGGTCTGTATCTTGAGCACCTGCTTGCTGTCGTTAGGAGCCGTGGAGTCCTGCTGTCGTGTGATGGTCACCATGCCGTTGCCGGAGTTGTTGTATACCGCCACACCGTTGTTGCCGTTCCAGAAAGTCGGGTCCCGGTAGAGCATTTTTCCGAAAGCCATCGCCGAGGCCAGCTCCTGGGCCGTCGTGATGCCGGTCGTCCATTGGGCGGATACCGAGGAGGCAAAAGTGACCGCCCCCGAAGCGTTCCATGAGATATTGCCCCCGGCAATCTGACCGCTGCCGTCATTGTTCAGCCTCCATTTGGTGGAATTGGTAATCGACCCGTCGCTGCCGAGCGAGATGTTGTTCTTCCAGATATGGTTATGGTCGAACGCCCAGCCGGCGATGCGGTTGTAGACCTCCTTGCCGCCGCTTTTGGTATAGTTGGCCGAGAGGCAGAAATACTCAAGGTGGTCCCACGACATCATTTGTATGCCGATAAAGCCGGTTTTGACACTGTTGCCCGAACCTGCCACCTGACCGAAGACGATATGCCCGGCGTTACTGCTCTGGTGCCACGTCAGGCAGACCCCGAAAGGCTTGTAAGCCCCCGTGTACCAGTATCCGCTCCCCGAAGACGCGGAACGGATCTGGAGCGGCGTGCTCCCTGCCGTTCCGACTGCCCCGACCGTCATGTTGTCGCCGCCGATAGTGAACCCGCCGATTTTGCCACGCACGAACGTACAGCTCAGGCCGTTGATGTAGTCCGTGTTGATGATGTTGGCTTTGATGCTGGCGGCGTCGAGCTTCGACGAGTTGATACTGCCGGCAGCGATACGGTCGGCGGAGAGCGTCCCCGCCTTGATGCTCGAAGCGTTGATGGAAACGGCATTGACCTGCGCAGCAGTCAGCGTTCCCGTATAGATACCCGTCGAACCGATATAGGTTAGCGGATGTGCGGCGAGGGTGCTGTCGGAACTCTGGGCCAGAGCGATGAACCGGTGACGGCGGATTTCCTCCTCGACAGCCGTAGTGAGGGACCGGGGAGCCGGTGCGTTGGCCTTGGTGGATCCGCTCTGGAAAATCAAGTCGGAGGAATAAGCAATCTGAGGGGCGGCAGGGATTGGTGCCGGACTGTAAGCGCTGCTCTCTATCGGCTGGTCGGAGTAGAGATGGTAGACGGCTCCTGTCGTGCCGCCACCGCGCAGGAAGACGGCGAACATACAGTAGTTCCCGCAGTGCGCGGCACCGGCAAACATGCGGCAGTACATTTCAGACAGTTCGTATATGTCCCACGAGTAACCGATGCCGCCCCAACCGCCGAAGTTGGCCTTGATGAGAACGATCAAGCCTCCTTTATGGGTGGTGTTATTCCAACTGTCGGGAGCCTGCTCCGAGTACCCGCGACGAATGAGGATGTCGCGTTTCGCGGTCTGCTCGCCACCCTTAAGGATGACGGGATAATAGGTCGCGGCATCGCCGTTGATGACGATTCTTTTATAATAGCGGTAGCCGAAGTTGACACTTTTGGCGGCTTCGATGTCGTTCTTCCATTGTAGGGAAACGGATGCGCCGAATGTGACATTGCCGGCCGCGTCCCACGCAATGTTACCCGAAGCGATCCGTCCCGACCCGTCGTTGTTCAGCTTCCATTTAGTACCGTTGGTAATGGAGCCGTCTGCACCCAGAGCGATGTTGTTTTTGTAGATACGGGACGTGTCGATGTTCCATCCGGCAATCTGGTTGGTGGAGCCGAAATGGGCAATGCAGTTGCCGGCGGCGTCCGAAGTGAAAAAGCCGAAATCCGTGTCGGAATTGTAGAAGAGTTGTACTCGCTTGCCACTTGTCGCCCCCGAGTTCGCCCCGTAAACGACCACCCGTTTGTTGGCACTGTCCAAGAGGATATGACTGTTGGACAGCGTGGTGGCACCGATGGCCCAGCCGCCGATTTTACCCTTGGTAAACGTGCAATTCAGACCGTTGATGTAGTCGGTGTTGATGATGGACGACCGGATGCTGGCCGCGTCGAGCTTCGAGGCGTTGATGCTGCCTGCCGCGATACGGTCGGACGAGAGGGTGCCGGCGGTAATCTGGGCAGCGGTGATGCTTCCGGTATAGATTCCCTCGGCAGTAATCTTGGTCAGTTTTGGGTAGCTGTTACCTCCCAGAGCCGTGGTGATGGAACCGATGGGAGCCGTCCATTGCGCGCTGACTGAGGAGGCGAACGAGACGTTGCCCGCGGCATCCCATGCGATGTTGCCGCCCGCGACGGCCCCGGCTCCCGAGGCGTCCAGCCGCCATTTATAACCACGGATGCCGTTGGAGCCTACGGTAATGCTTCCGGTGGCGGAAGTATAGCCTCCGGCAGTATTGTTTTTCGTACCCCTGTAAAGCGAATCGCCGTCCACCGACCAGCCGCCGATTTTTCCTTTGGTGACATTCAGTGTCAGCGCCTCGATATTCCCGGCGGTGATAAGCGCGGCTTTCAGTGCCGCCGTGTCGATACGGTTTGCCGAGATGGTGCCGGCAGTAATCTGCGACGCATCGAGCGCAATCGCCCTTACCGTGTCGGCCGAGAGCCTGCCGGTGAAGATGCCGTTTTTATCGATATAGGTCGCGCCGGCCCAGTTCAGGCTGACACCGGCTCCGAATTCCACCTTGCCTGTCGCCGCATTGTACCTGATATACTGGTCGCCGTTGCCCAGTTGCGCGTTGCCGCCGTTATCCACATAGAAGGTCTTGTACCCGTTTTTGAATCCGCAGATACCATTGACAGTCTCGGTGGTGAGGGTCCCGGAAGCGCTTTTCGCGCTGAGGGCAAACGAACCGATGGCCACGCCCGAAACGGTTCCGTCGCTGTTCTTGGTACCGGCAAAGAGCTTGGGGGTGACGACGGTGTGGCTGCCGATGAACGTTTTATTCGTGTTCCACTCCCGTACCCAGTCCAGCAGGTTGGCGTCCACACCCGCCGTGCCCTGAACGCCGGCCTTGGCTTTCGACCACACAAATGACAGATGGTATACGACACCTGAAATCGTGACGGGAATATCCACCCTTCCGTGGTCGGCAAGAGTGGTCGTGCCGGCTGCAATGGCGTAGGTGACGGTCTTCGCGACATTGTCTACCGTAACGGACGAGAATCCGGCAGGCCTGCCCACCGCCCCGATGGAGAATGCCGTAAAGTCTCTGTCGCCGCAAGCCACCCTGACAGTAGAGGTTAAGGTGACTGCCGAGAGAATCTTCCCCGACGCATCCGTAGGAAAAACATATTCGTTCAGGGACTGGGTAATCGTATACGGGTCTTTCAGTACGGAAATCGTAGTTTGACCATGGACAACCAATGTTCGGGACATTCTTTTTTATAAAGAGTAGGTCAAACCGATAATAAAAAGGGCAAATATCCTGGCGCGATCATATATCTTTGGTTATTTCCACCTCGCAGTCGAATACGGTCCTGTCGGATATATCCTCGCCGGTAATGGCGATTTCCCGCCCTTGGTACTGTGCGGCGTTCCATTGCTCGTCCCGCCCTTGATCCGCGCCGCTTCGATACCACCGGAAAGAACTGTCGGGAATTTGGCCCGTAATCTCCTCGTCTCCTTTATAAACACGGGCGCGGAGCACGGTCGAGACCGGCCCGCTGCGGAATGTCGTGCCGTTTTCCGACTCAATGTGTACGATGTAGGCGTCTGCCCCGTCGGTAAGCTTGAGAACGGTATGCGTCGCCGTATATGCCGCGTCGCCGCATGAGGCCGTGTAACGGAGTGTCAGCACATCGCGTCCGCCCCAGCCGGGGAAATCGGGCAGAAGTCGGAAACGCGCATCGGAACATCCGGCGTCTTTCCACGTCCCGTCGGCAGCCAGATAGTCCCAGCGGCGTGATGTCGGCGAGAAATGATGCTCCGTGGCGGTGATGTCGATGACGGCAGGTTCTACGGTAGGTGGTCGAGAGCCTCCGAGATGAAACACCGTGCCGCCGGCCAGGGTGACGGAGCGGGGTTTTAGCTGTTCCTGTGCCTGCTCGTCGAGGTCTTCCCAACGAATCGTCACACCACGCAGTTCGATGGTGTCCCGCGACCATTTGAGGCGTCCGCCCGCGAAATGTCCCGTGCCGTCGGGGTGGATGACGAAGGAGCCGTCACGCGAACTGATGGAGCCGTCCCCGTTCAATATGAGCAACGGGTGCTGGATGGTACCGCCGATACCGCCCTTCGAGAACCAGGCCCCGTAATCCTCCGTGTAGGAGAGCACCTCGTCCGTCGCCTGGTAAGGTGTCGCCGTCCGTCCGGCTTCGAGCTGCGGGGCTGTCAGCAGAAGCGGTATGGCGGTCGCAATGTCCAGGGACATGGCCGGCGCGACGGAATCCCGCACGGGGAAGGCGACCTTATGGCGACGCCATTCACCGTTGCCCGGAACGGGAACCGCCCCGACAAGATGCCCGTCCTGGTATAGCTGAACAGTTCCCGTCTCGTCGGATTTTATCCAGACGGAGAGACAGTAATAGCTGCCGGCATGTGCCTTTCGCCAGTCGGCACTCTGCAGCGTAAGACGGCTGTCCGCCGTAATCCGTACGCACTTTCCGATGCCGACGGGGGTTGCCGTTTCTACAACCGTCGCTCCGTCGAACGCGCAGGCAAGGCTGTCAGGTATGACATTTTTGTGGATCTTGCCTACATAGAAGGTCGAGGCGAACCCGTTTTCATCCCCGGCGGTCAGCGTTCCCGCGATATTGACGTTGCGTGTGGCATAGAGATTCTGGAAATAAGCCCCATATCCGTCCAACACGCCGAATACGGGGTCGATGATACCCGAAACCTTGCCGACACGTGCTTTTGACGCCCCGGTGTAGGAAGCGACCGACGGAAGCCGGACGATATTCAGGTCGGCTACCTCGCACCAGTCGCCGGGCGCCGTCAGATGCCCGACGAGGTCTATTACCAGACTGCGGTTGTACCGTTGGGGGTATTCGACCGTCAGCACCCACAGTTTGTATTCCCACTGGGTCGATACGTCGGTCGTATCCCCTGCGTCCGTCTTCTCACCGGTCGTGTAACCGAAAGACAAAGGTACGGCCGGCAATGCTTTCGACGCGCGGACTTTGAATGATACCAACAACCGTTCGGGGTGTTCGACGGGCTCTTCAAGAGTCTGTTTCAGGCCGGAAGGTGTGCCGTCGGAGGATGCCGCCGTGCGTGTCAGCCTGACGATACGCGACGCCCCGGCGTCCGCCATACGGTAATCCGCAGACAGGCAATTCCCGCAAACGGTATATTTGGATTTGTCGGGGAGGTCGGCCACGCCTCCCGCCATTTCGGGATAGCAGAGCGACCGCTCCCTCGCCATGCCGTCGATGACATCCAGGTAGGGAGCCTCGCTGTCCGAGGCCGTCAGGTAAAGGGCGCCGCTGCGGGAGGTATCGAAGAGGTTGGTGACACGCACGAAATCCAGCAGCTCGCCGTTCTGCGGCTCGTCGCCGTCTAAAAGCGCCCCGATAAAGTATGGAGCCTCCTTGCCGCCGATGGTTTCCGCGCCCGTTTCCAGGACGGCCATCAGGGAGTAGACGGCGCGGCTCCTCTCTGCATATTGACGGCGGATGATGTCCCCCGCCTGCAAGCCCTGTGTCTTGCCCGAATCGGGGTCGATGCGGATTTTATATGTCGAATAACGGAATACGGACATGGCATTATAATTTTTCTACGGTGTCGCCGGAACAACTGTCGCTCACCCAAAAGGAGCCGTTGGTGGCGGAAGTTTTCTTCACCTCGAACTCGTAGGCGCGAAACCGGCGGCGTGCCACCACCTCGTCGAAGGTGGCGGTGACGCTGCCCGTCGTGCGGTTTCTAAGGATAGCCCAGCCGCTACCCGCCAAACCCGAAGAGAAGAGCTCGGAAGAGAGCGAACCCGTAAACAGGCTGTCGCCGTGATGCTTGACACACCCGGCGACGGCTTGCAGGCGCAACTCCTCGGTAAAGTATAGCACGCCATCCGCCAAACGGGTTGCGGAGCCGTCGATGCCGATATGACCGGCAGCCTCCACCCGCCACAATAAAGTCGGCATCGGTAGTAAGGGCGAGCGACTCGGACTTGCGGTGCTGCGGTGCGTACCGGCTGGTCGAGGCGCTATACCTTATACGGGTCGTATGCGGAACGAGTGTCCGCATGCCGTCTTCAATGTATGCCACGCTCGCGGTCATGGATAAAGTCTCTTTGTCGCCCCTAACCAGGAATCCGTCGGCGCTGCCCATACGCAACCTCTTGTGGAGAATGATGCCTTCATCCGTGGCGTCTACCCGATAGGTCGAGAGCAGGTCGGCGCCGTAGTCGTGCCTGACGGTCAGCGACCCGGGGAAACAGGCACGACCGTACGGCGAGATGAGCAGGCAGTCGCCGTCGATGTCCGAAAGCCCGGAGAAGAGCCGTATCTTGGGCGTGTCGCCGCTGCCCAGGAGCAAGTCGCCGCCGATGCCGCCTAACCGTATCCGGTTCCCGCTCTCCCGTACCAGGACGTTCCACCCGCCGATGCGGATGCCGAACCCTTCACCGAAAGAGAGGTAACCGCTCAATGCAACGTCTTCGCCGGAAAAGCTCAACAGGGTTTTCCCTTTATCCCCCAACCGTACGCCCTGTAATGCCGACAAGGCCCCGTTCAAAACGACCTCTCCCGCAACGGTGAGATTCCCCAGAACCGAGCCGTCGTGCATCGTCCAGTCTACCGCCGGAAGGTTCGCGTTGCCACGGTGGTACACGTCATGCCCTGCAACCCGCAACAGCGTAGGCGAGATAAAGACACCGCTTTCCCTGTCCCCGAACAGCCATTCGCCGGAAGAGCGGACCTCTCCGGCATGCACGTCGAGATGCGACGCGTCGAGCGTGGCGGTTGCCATATCGGCGTCATAGCGCAGCACTTGCCTGCCTCCTAAATAAAGCCCGCCGCCCCCGAGCTGCAAGCGGCCGACAACGCGTATGCCGTACTCCACACCGGTTACGATACCTTCCGCATCGGTCTGTTCCTCCCGGTAGGTTTCCAGAATACGGGTATTGCCCACACCGGCCGCGAATCCGTAACCGGCATGCAACGTCCCTGTCATGTCACCGCCGGACTTTTTAAGGTAATCCAGCAACAGGCCGCCGTCGGAACCGCTGCCACCGCCGATGGAAACCGCCCCCGCAATGACGGAGGCGAACCCGTAAGCAGTATTTTTCAGACGTATGCTCGTTTCGTCACCCTCCTCGATACCGTAAGGGTTCTCCGCACTTTTGCGTTCCTGGGCATTGAAAAAGGTATGGTACAATTGCATGTAGACCAGATAGCAAAGGCTCGACCGGTCCAACTGCTCGATGTCGGGATGAAGGTGTACGCTCATTTGGTGTAACTGGTCTTGGAAAGGAATTTCTGGATACGTGAGGTCAGGGGCAGGAAGTTGGGAAAGTTCAGAGGTTGCATGGTCCCCATCAGCGTCGGCGTCATGATTTTCGAGCACTCCGTCAGAAAGTCCAGCATGAGCTGCGCCAGTTCGTTACCCAATACCAGCGGCTCTGTCGCCTGTTCGTCTCCGAGTGTCACCTTGTTGTCCGCAACGGCGATGGTCGTGGAGTTCACTTTTTGCACCACCTTGTCCGTAGTTTGCATGACCTCGGATTTATCTACAGTATGGGTGATACGTTCCGCCTCTTGCATGACCGACGACTCTTTGCCGCCGTCGTTTTTCACCCTCGCCGTGATTCCCTTGGCGGAATAGGTCGTGTGCGCCTCGTTTCCCGTCGGTTCCAACTCGTCGTAGTCCGGCGAGGAATCGGAGTCCGCATCCAGTGCCTCTGTTTCGGTAACACCGATAGTCGTTTCTTTGTGTGCATTCATCCGAATAATATCTACATGAGAGAAGTTCACCACGTAGGCATAGCGTGTGGCGGCATCCATGAAGATAGTGACGTCGGAGAACAGCGTGGGAACGAGCAGGAAGCCGTTCCCGTTTTCGGTGGCGGCCGTGAGCAGTACGCCCTTGTGGATGACAGGTTCCGCCGAGGCGGTCTCGTCGGGATATTCGCCCACGTCAACGGTGCCGCCGTATTCCGCGAACTCCTCGTCCGAAGGGTCGTCGTGAATCTTGGCCACATAGCCGTGGACCATGCGGGCCGTGCCCACACCCGACATTCCGCCCGGAGCCATACTGATACGCTCCATACTGCGTCCCAAAGCAATCTTGCGGATAGCTTCGCGGATAAGGTAGCGACTGTTGTCGGTTGTATGGTTGGATATTTCAGACATGATGTTTTTTTAAGAGTAGCTGATGGTTTGAGGCCTGGTTTATTTTGATTTTCATTCGTCTATATGGCGAGAATATTATAATTTTGCAGTCGCTTATGAAATTAAGACATGAAAACAGAGTCAGAAGATTATATAAAGGAAACGGACAATGACATCCATACCTGTCATTGCCATGAGGAGGAATGTTGTTGTCAAGAAGAAAGTGAGAAATGCGGATGCTATTGCCGGCAGCATGAAATTCCCTGCCCGAAGCTGCCCTGTCTCGAAATGGACCCCGATAATTTCAACGACTGGGACTGAATATGGCAAATAACAAAAATTTTTTATTATCGCGCATGATAGTGCTCGTATGTGTACTCATTACCACACTGGCAGTATTTTTTATAGGGTTTCAACTTGAGACAACTCCATCGGAAGACAGCCAGATGGACAGATGGGTCGGAATTGCCACAGTATGTACCGCGATAGCCTCCATTGTCGTTGGTTTGATAACCATTTGGATCATGTTCGATCAGCAGAAAATGCAGGACCAGCTCCTGGAATACCAAAAAATGGAGCATCAACCCAACTTTATAATTAAAAATGTGGAATATCCGGGACATGACGAGGAGGGGAAAGATTCATCATACGAAGAACTGGAAATTTACAACTATGGCACACGCTCATTTCTGATTAAGAACATTATAGTAAAAACATTTTTGGTCTGGACGTACAATCATCCAAACCAGCATTTTGTTGATAACATCCATCTCTTTGATTATTGGGGTAATGCGCAACGTATATCCGACAATGATTTGATTTTCAAGACAAAGAATTCTAAAACGAGAAGAAATTTGGCCAAGTATGGCAGCTTATTAGCCTATTCATATAGTCTGCCGGATGCTCATGATATTCCCAAAATAGATTTCGAAAAAAATACAATGGTGATGATTGAGTATATAGACCTGTATAATGAGCCCCGTGTCAAATATTTCCAGAACGGCTATCCGGTGGACAAGGATACCTATGAAAAGTATACTGCCTGTCAATTGGGACATTATGCCTCAATAGAAGATTTCGACTTATGGAAATACAAGTCAAAACACCATCCGTCAGAAAAACAGAAAGCTGCAGAAAATCCCCAATCGGATATATCATAACGTCCTTTATAACTATTTCTTTATTTTATACGGAATACTCAACTGTTGTCTGTATCCTCCGACCCCGAATGTGGTCGTCACCTCCTCGACGAGATAGACGCCGTTCTTCGACGGATTGCGATTGTCGATAAGTTCCACCTGCACGGCGGGCTGCAGCCCGAAATCCCCGAAGAGGGTGATACTGCCCGTGATGCCGTTCAGGTTGTAATTCCGGAAATACTCCGTCGTCTCCTCCACAAGTTGGTCGGAGGTGATGCCGATGTGCGGCGACATGTACGGCACGATGGTATACGTCGATAAGTCCACCTTCGTCTTCGTCGCAGCCCCCGTCGCTGTCGTGTTGCCCGTGACCTTGTGCGTCTTCTTGGAGATTTGCGTGGCGTTCACCGTCTGGTACTGCTTGCTGCCGGCAACAGTCGGGTCGTACTCGGGATTCAGACGGATGGTCACTTCGAAAAATTTCTCGTCCGTACCGAGTGCCTTTCCCGTGACGGCAAGGAATTTCGGGTCGGTCTTGACAATCTTCAGATTGCTCTGCGCGACGTGCTCGTTGAATTGAATCCTATAAGGTCCCATCGATTCGTCCTCGGGAAAGACCGGTTGCGCCTTGCTCGATGAATAGGGCCGGCCGATGGCAACCGCCGGCATCGCGCTCCCGTCTTCAGCGTCATATTTCAGGAAACAATAGACCTTGTATTTCGACCACTCGGAGAGGATGTCGGCCACCGTAAAGTTGTCCGTCACCTTGACCTTGCCGATATGGATCTCGCATTTCTTCGTGTCGGAGTGAATTTTGAAGCCCGTATCTTTCAGGATATTGTATTTGCCTTCCAGTACGTCGTTCACGGTCGTCCCCTTGACCGGTGTCTCGAAATGCGGGGCCTGCTTGAGTTTGAGTTTGTAAGCCATGTTCTCGCATTGTATTTGCATCATACTGTCCGAATTGTAGCCGGTGATGTAGCCGTCGAACATGTTCTTCAATATCCCGTTGTATCCCAGTTTGATGTTGATGCGCTGGCCGACTTTGAAGGTCGTCTCGTCGACTAACCGTTGTGTACTCCGTTTCTCGATGATGACCCCGTCCTGCATGACCTCCGTCGTCAGGCGCGAGGCGTCCTTGCCTTCCAGCGTCACGCTACCGATAATGGTCGAGCGGCAGACCGTTCCCTTGGGGAAGGTCACCTTTGCCGTCCCGATGAGTTTCTTGTAGCTCTCGTTGATCTCCAGCGTGTGGACCTCCGTAATTTCCACGCTGTCCGTAATCTTCATGGGATTCGACGGGTCGGCGTCGCCGATGGTAATCCTACAACAAAGCACGTCCATCATAGCCATGTGAATTTTAGGAGCGATGCAGGGTCGATGACCTCGGTCCCGAACTTCACCCATTTGATCCATTTGTTGGTATGCTTGATGGCCGTGTCGACGACTTCCGCATCGGCGAGTTTCTGCTCCACGGCCTCCGAGGGCTCCACGGCGACGCACGTGAGCGAATAAGGCTGTACGTTGCGGCAATCCGTGGGCTGGAACGTGTAGCCCTGAATGATGAGCTGACGGATATTGAACTGCCGCAAAATGGTATTGTCGCAATCGACGACACCTTTGAACTGTACCAGCTTGATGAATTTCGACACCTCGGCTTCGGGATACACGTCAGGATATTTGGAAGTAATCTTACCGTTTATCGTAATCTCCAAATCGCCGCCCGAGATGAATTCCTTACGGGTATAATCCCTGCCTTGCACCTGCGTGAGCAGAATGTTGTTGCGGCTCGACACCTGTACCTGCGGTCCCAAATCGACGAACGTCACAAGACCGTATTTGCTGTTGGACTCCGCCTTGCACTCCTTGTTGTCGTAGTATTTGCCCTCTTTGGGAATGGAGAGCTCCAGATAGTCCGCGACAGTGCGGCCGACGATGGTATCGGTATAATTTTTCTTTTGGGCCACAGCCTGCTGCTCGCTGATAAGCTGGTAGTATTGTCCTGTCTTGTTGGCGAGGCTGGACTGCGACTGTGTCTCGAGGTATTTGTCCCTGACACGCTGCTCCCAATATTTCAGGTAGCGGGGATAGGAGCGTAACATACCGTAAGCCGTCTGCGAGGCGATCTGCACGACCGCGCGTTTGAGCAGGTCGTGGTGTTTGGAGAAATAATGGACTTGCCCGTCCTGCAGTTCGGCCAGCCCCATACCCAATGCCAGACGTGTGGCGTTGCTGATGTATCCACCGAGCGAGCCGTGGTTGAGTATACCGCCGCTCAGCAGGGTCGATGCCGCTATTTTCAGTAATCGTGACATAGGTGTTATGCGTTCCAGGAGGCGTCGAAGTCATGTACGACATCGATCAGCGCCTCGGCGAGTTGTTGTTTCAAGTTCTGTATCTCTTCGCTCTGTCCCTCTTTGGATTTCATCAGGTCGATGGTCTTCACGCTCAGCAGGCTGTCGATGTTGACGATGACCTGCTTGGGAGCCGCCGATGAGAGCTTGCCCGTGCCGGAGTAGTTGCCACCCGCACCGCCGTCGTCTAAATGCGAGTTGGTTATCGGGTTGGTGGCGAACGGACGGGCATCGTTGGAATCCGGCTCGTTGCTGTACTGGTCGGGGGTGAATCCGGCCATGCGCATGATGTTCTCCGCCGCCTCGGCAGAGCCGCCGAAGGTACGTCGCAACGAGGCGAAGAATTTCACGAGGGCGTTATGTGCCAGCTTACGGTCCGCGATATTGTCTATCCGTTGTGTATCGGTGGCGTCTTTCCCCAGGACACGCTGTACCCACCGCCCGTCCTTGTCCTGCGAGAAGCCCCAATTGGCAAGTTGCGCGAAGTCGAAGCCGCCCCTGCGCATCAGCTCCTGTGCATTGGCGGGGCTGGAGATGGCGTCACGATAAAGCGTCGCCGCACGGATGATTTCCGGAACGGTGGTCTCGTTCATGTACCGGGCGTAGTCGTACGTCTGTGCGGCGACCGCCTCCGGCTTGTCACCGATGTCCCGGTTGTAGACGATTTCCCCGTTCACCACGCGCCACAGGCTCTTGTCTAGGTCCGTATCCTGCTGCCCGAACTTCTCCCGGACCGTTTTCAGGAAGGCGTTCACCTCCAACACGTTTCCTAACTTTCCGAACTCGGCGTAGGCGGCATTGATACGGGTCTGGCTGTCGCGTTGGGCCAACGTGACAAGGGCTTCCCGGATATCATCCTGGCGGGCATCGTCCATATTGTACACGTTGTCACGCGAGACCATGCCTTCAGACGCGCCTATGGCGAATTCCCCGAGCCAGCCGCTCCACCAGTTGCGCGTGAAGGCCCCGATCTTATGTCCGGACGCCTGCTCGATGGTCTTGCCGGCAACGACCTCGTCCACCGCCCGCTTGGTTTTCAGGGCCATGCTGTAGGTCTCGCCGAGCGAGGTATAGAGCGCCTCGATGGAGGGATAGCGATATTTGCGGTTCTGCCCGATCTCTTCAAGCACGGCATCTTTCGCTTCCTTGACCTTCCAAGTTTTGTATGCCACCCATCCCAATGCCCCGACTAAGGCGGTGATACCTGCCGTGGCGGCTACGGCTCCCGTGCCTATGGCACTGAGCGATGCGGCGGCCCCCGTCAGACCGGTTCCGGTAGCTACTTGAGTAGCAAAAAGAGATTGCAGGATGTTTTTTGCGCCGATAGTGCCGCCGCCGGCTAACAATGCCTGTGCCATGGCCCCGCGACCCGCAACACCAGCAGCCTGCATGGTCGAGACGATGGCTCGCCTCTGGGCGAAGGAAAGTCGGCCTGCACCGCCCATGCCCACAAGATTGCGGACGGCATCGATTGTTCCCGCAGCGGCGGACTGCTTGCCGATGAAACCGACAGCGATGCCGATGTTGGTCAGGGCGCCGGCAATCTTGAACAGCTTGGCGGCGACCACCCCGGTGAACAGCATGGGCTCTATCCAATGGAAGTTGCGCGTGACCCACGCGCCGATATTGCCGATAACCGTGAAGACATCGAGCAGGGCGTTGCCGATGGCGACCAGTCCCCGCGTGAATTCCGGAGCCTTGAACTTCGCAAGCAGGGAACGCAGCACGCCCCGAATGGAAGGTTCAAGCACCTGGTACGCCTGCATGAACCCTTCGGTAAGCTGCGAGGTGACCTGTGCCCACAGGCCTTTGGTGGTGTTCTGTTTTACGAGTGCCAGTTCCGAGGAGATGCCCTGCGATCCCCGGTTGTGGGTCGTCAGGGAGCGCAACTGTTCGTAGTTGCGCACCAGCATCATGGCGGCATTACCGCCGATCTTGCCGAATATGGCCTGCATGTCGGCCATCGACGCGCCTTTCTTGTTCAGTTCCTCGAAGATGTCGGCGATAGGGCGCAGCCTCTCGACCATGACGCCCTCGACGTCACGCATCTCGGTGAATTTTACGCCTAAACGGTCGAGTACTTTCCGGGATTCCTTGGTCGGCTTGGCGAAGCGTGTAGCCATGGCACGGAGTGACGTACCGGCCAGCGTGCCTTTCAGACCCATGTTACCCAACAGGCCGATGGCGGCGGTCGATTCCGTGAAGTCCACGCCCGCCATGCGCAGGTAACCGGCTGCCATCTTGTAGGATTCGGCCACTTCGACGATATTGACGTTCGAGCGCGAGATGGTGGAGGCGATGATGTCCGCCACGCTGTCCATGCTGTCGTTATTGATGTCGTACCCCGCCATGATATTGGTCGCCAGGTCGGCAATGTACGACACGTCGTTGTCGCCGATGAGCGCGAGGTTCGTGATCGGACGGATGGACTTGTGTATGGTCTCGATATTCATACCCGCCATCGAGAGGTACTTCACCGCCCCGGCAATCTCCACGGCGGTGAACTTCGTGTCGATTCCGATTTTGCGGATATGCCGTGCCATCTCGTCGAAACGCTTCTCGAAGGTCTTCAGATCGGCATCCGCCACCCGCAAAATGGAGTGTGCCGACTCCATGATGTTGGAGTAGTCGATGGCTTTCGTCAGCTCCGAGCGCACGAGACTGTAACCCATGTAGGCGTTGAGCATCGAGGCGAAGGGCAAATCTCTGAATGACGGCGCTTTCGAATACTGGATGCGGTTGATGGCTGCGCGGCGCTTGCTGCGGTAGAGCGTTCCGGCGGCTGTGTGTTCTCGTTGCATCAGCCGCACGGACTGCATGGCGGTACGTTGCTCACGCTGCCGGGCGGCTTTCTCCGCCCGTTGCTGCTCGGCGATTTCCGCCTTGTGGCGCCTCTCCTCCGCCCGCCGCGCCGATGCGGCCTCTTTGCGCCGGGCAGCTTCCGCCTGACGTTGCAGACGCTCCGCTTCGCGGGCGGCATTGCGACGCCTCCAGTCTGCGTCCTGCTCCGCCTTGCGACGGCTGTTCCGGGCCTGTTGTGCCTCGTACCGCTCCGCCTCCTGCGCCATGCGCTGCCGGTGCATCTGCTGGCCGGTATAGAGCTTCTCCATCAGTTTTTGCCGCGATTTTTCGGGCATGACGAAAGGCTGCGGAGTAAACGGCACGGGAACATCCGGCATATACGGGAACGGTGTGGAGGCACTCGTAACGGGAAGCCCGCCACGGATATTTAGGGTGAATGTGGAGGCACTTTTGAGTTGCTTGAGCAGGGAAAGAACCGTTTGCAGCCGCCGCTCGGCCACGTCGGTCTTGAGATTGAGCTCACGACCTTGCGAAACGGAAACCAATGCCGAGTTGATTTTGCCGATGGCCTTGGTAATGCGTTTCTGGGCATCGGCCATCGTCGTGACGGACGAGGCGGCGTTCTTCTCGATGTCCGCCTTCCGCATCTCGGCGGCTTTTTTCTCATATAGGCTTTTGGTGGCAGACTTGACCTTTTTCGTGTCGAGTACCTGACCGGCATTGATGGTCAGGCTGATGCCTTTGGATAACGTCGAGATGTCACTTAGAAGAGCCTTGACACGCTCCAGTTTTTGTTCGCTGTTTTTCGTGTCGATGGTCAGGCGGTAGTCGAAACTGCGCTTTTTACCGTTCTTGGTGCGGAACACGCGGTCTACCTCCTCCATCATGTTTTTGATGTTGTTGACAGCCGGCGTCAGCGAGGCTTTGGCCTGTACCAGCTTGCCCACAGCCTCGCCGAAGGCCATGACCTGCTTGGTCCCCTGCGAGGCATCGACGTTGATGTTGTAATTGACTTGATAGTTTTGTTCCTGAGCCATAGTCTGATGGTATTCCGCAGTAAAAGATTAGTGTTTCCTTATGACCGGAGGTTAAAGACGACCGCCGTAAGTCGCGGGGGCTTACGGCGGTTGTCGGGAAGTTTTTTCGGGCAGGGTGACCGGTATCGGCATACGGCTGGCGAGCATCTGCTCATGCAGCCACAGCGCATCCTCGGACAGCATCGCGAACTCCTCGTCCGTAACGGTGTCGAGATTCACGCCGGGGAAGTAGTGGCGTATGTAGATCGTCCGCTGGCGGATGCGCTGCTCGTCCGTAATGCGCCACCGGTCAATCAGTTTACCAGTACGCTCTGGCGCGTGGTGATCAGCTCGGAGAGCTGGCCCATCAGACCGAAGAGGAACAGCGAGTCGTTATCCACGAGTTCACGGTCCCCGTCGAGGAAGCAGTCGCGGGCAAGCGTGCGCATGGCCATGACCTCGTCTTTCTTCGAGGCGGCCATGAACTTCGAGAACTGCGGGAATGTCGGCTCGCCCATGTAGGCGACGTATACCTCCTTTTCTCCGCAGTCCGTATCGCCGAAGACTGCCATCGGGTAGACTTTGCGCAATTTCTTCTCCTCCTTCAATTTGAGAGCCTTCTCCTTGATTTCAGACTCTTGTTTCAATGTAAGCATCTTTTCATCCATATCGATAGGTTTTTGATTCACTTAAAGTGTAGGTGGATTCTTCCGGGACGGGTTACAGGTTGGGGGATTTTATCAAGAGATTTCAAGAGTCATGGACAGGTGTGTTACATCTGCCATTATTACCCAAGCATTGCATTGTCTCGGCCCTTTTTGTAAAAGGCAAATAAGGGGTATGTCAGGGAGCGGAAAATTATATATAGGGCAAAGGAGTATAAAGTCTTATATTTGACTTTGTTATTGACGTTGTAATATATATGATAGAAAATAAATAGATGATTAAATAATTGTAATATCATGTTTTATCACTATATTTGCACAGTTTTCACAGCGCATGAAATTTGAGCAAGCAGTATGAAAAAACAAATGAATATAATAGCCGCGGGAGAAAAGCTGGAACTTCGCAAGATGGAAAAAGCGGAATTGAGAGGCGTGTATGCCGATGCTCTGGTCAGTTTTGAGTTCTACCTTACGACCTTCCAAGGCCATTCCTTTATTTTGCTGACACATAAAAAAGGCAAACGGTATACTCCCATGCAATATGGAAATACAGCACGTAGGCTGGCCACCATCCTGAACGGGCCGGTCGTATTCCTTTTTGACGACCTGGTCAATTATGAGCGGGACCGGATGATAAAGCAGGGCGCTTATTTTATCGTATCGGACAAATACGCATTCCTGCCGTTTATGATTATCAATGCCCGAACGGCGGAGGGCAATACAAAAAACTCCCTGTCCGCGGTCGCACAATACCTGCTGCTGTACCACCTTCAAATGAAAAGCATTGAAGGGTTGACATTCAGGGAGCTGGAAAATATCGTCCCTTTCAAATATATTACGTTGACACGGGCTGTCAAATTGCTCGGGCAGTTTAACCTGTGTGAGACTCTCCGGAATCAGGACAATGCCTTGACTGTACATTTTTCATCGGAAGGAAAAGAATTATGGCGGAACGCTCTGCCGTTTCTGAGGAATCCGATAAAAAAGACCTTTTACTGTGATGCCGTAAGCTGCGTGGATAATATGTATACCTGTAGCTATAACGCATTATCGCGCTATTCAAACCTGAATCCTGACGAGAAACGGATGTACGCGCTCGACGCCTCCATGTTCAAGGATATGGAAAAGACCGGTACATTTATCGGAGCCAATGACATAGACGGAGATGTGATGATCGAACTTTGGGATTATCCTCCCGTAACGGCAGGCAACACGGTGGATAAACTGTCCTTATATCTGACATTGAGGAAAGATAATGACTCGCGCGTTGAAAATGAACTTGAAATAATGGTTAAAAACTTATGGTAACAGGTATCGATAAATTCAAAGAGGCATTTGCACAATATGCCGACAATTACGTTATCATCGGGGGAACGGCTTGTGATATTGTCCTTCAGGGAACAGACATGCGCCCCCGCGCAACCAGTGACATAGACATGATTATCATTGTCGAAAGGATGACGCCCGAATTTGCCGCCGCGTTTTGGACGTTTGTCCGTGAAGGCGGATATCATCCGGCAAAACGCAGCCGGGAAAATTCCGATGAATCGGTATATACCTTGTACCGTTTTGACAATCCCGATGACGGGTATCCCGTTCAAATAGAGTTGCTGTCCAGACATCCGGACATCTTGGGTGAACCTTCCGGATTTGTCATCGAACCTATACCCGTGGGGGACGAGTTGTCCAGTTTGTCAGCCATTATCATGGACGATGACTATTATCATTTTACGATCCGGAACAGTTTCGTGGATGGCGGATTGAGGATTGCCCATCCGGTTGCGCTGATGGCATTGAAGGCACGCGCATATCTGAACCTCATGGCAGAAAAAGAGGAAGGAAAGCACGTCAATACCAAACATATCAAGAAGCATCGCTCGGATGTATTGAAACTGATTGCCACAACCTCCGTTCCCGAACCAGTGAAAGTAACGGAGTCCATATATGAATGTATCAGGGAATTTTCTGAAGGCATAAGGAAAACGCTTCCCAGCCAGTCCCTGGAAGCGGCGCTTAACCGCACATCGGATGACATAGAAGTTTTCCTTGAACTGTTGGATGCCGCATTTATTATAGAAGAATGAGATGAAGATACAATACGCCAGCGACCTGCATCTGGAATTTGCAGATAACAGCAGATTCCTAAAAGAATATCCGCTGGAAGCGGTGGGTGATATTCTTGTGTTGGCCGGAGACATCGGATATATCGGAGATAACAATTATTCGAAACACCCTTTTTGGGACTGGGCATCCGAAAACTATAGGCAGGTCATTGTCATTCCCGGCAACCATGAGTTCTACAAGCTTTTCGATATTGACAAACTGTATAATGGCTGGAAAATCGAAATCAGGCATAATGTAACTTGTATATACAATGCTGTAATCCCATTGGCAAAAGACATAGACCTCATAGCGACCACGCTATGGTCGGCCATTAAGCTTCAGGATGCCTTTCGCACGGAGAATGCCATCAGTGATTTCAAAAGGATACGTTACGGCAGTGAGCCGCTTGACTGGAATCGCTTTAACGATGAGCATCTCCGCTGCGCCAAATTTCTGAAAGAGAGCGTCTGCCGGAGCAAAGCGGAACATATCCTTGTCGCCACCCACCATGTGCCCTCCTTCGAATTGCTTTCCGACGAGTTTAAGGGCAGTCCGCTGAATGGTGCCTTTGTCGTCGAGATGGAAGATTTTATCGCTCAAAGCCCGGTCGAGTATTGGATATATGGACACTCGCACCGAAACGTAGACAAGACTATCGGGAACACGAAATGCGTGAGCAATCAGTTAGGCTATGTGTTTGCCAACGAGCATCACACCTTTGACAGGGCCAGATATATAGAATTATAATTTTACCAGCTTCCCCTCTATACCGCATCGCTCCAACGTTGCGGTATTTTCTTTGTCGAAGGCGATCAGGCAGGACGGGGCGCCGGCCGTGCCTCCCGGCTCGCCCGTAACGTGACAGAAACTCAGCCGTCCCTTGATAAACAGTATGGAATCCGCATTCGGAAACACCAGCTCGTGGAACAGCCTCGTGTCCGTCCGGGCGAAAGTCAGCGCTATGGCGTTGCGGTGTTCTACACAACGACGGATGAAACGCGCTATGAGTACCGTATCGTACGGCGGGTTACAGAACACGCGCCCGAACCACGGTTGCTTGAGCCCGTCATCCTCGATGGTATAATGACGCACCGCTGTATTCCACGGACGGGACACGGGAGCGCAGGGGTCCAAATCGAACGCCCCCAGCCGCCTCAGGATATGTGGCGGCGTGAGCCATTCGTTTTTTCCTGTCGAGGACTTGCCTTCAAAGGTTACATCCATACGGCCTAAATAGTATCCCCTGAACCGATTTGGATGTCGAACGGGTTCAGATCGAATTCGTGGGTGATGTTGGTATCGTCCTGCTGCGATTCGAGGCAGTCCTCGGTGAAGATGCACCCCTTGAGCGTCACGGTGGTGGTCGTCCAGTCGTCCGACGCCATGGGGTTGGCGAAGGAGATGATCAGGTCGAATTCCCCGATTTCGAGCAGCGAGCCGTATACCGAGCGCAACAACTGTTGTGTGGCATAGTCCATCGTTATGGAAGCCGTGTAGGTGATGTTTCCGAAACCTCTGGAAACGGGTTTGCCTCCCATCCCGTAGTTGCTTTCCACCTTGCGCTTCTTCGACCACTTGATGGCGGACACGCCCTCGAGCGTGGTGGAACCCTCGTCGATGCCCAGTGCCGTCGAGGCAAGGGTAATCATCGACCAGCTATATGCGACATTGTTTATAATTGCCATATTTTCGATTATTTAGCGGTTAATGAAAGCCCCTCCTCGACATAAATCTTTACGGCAACGCCGACCGGCACGATGACGTATGAAATCCGTAACGTGTCGTCTACCAGTACATTTTGGCCGGGGTCGATAGTCACTGCGTAACCTGAAATTTCCTGCGCGGCCTGCATCTTGGCGAGGATGTCGCCGACCAGCGTCTTGAAGGCCGTGATTTTCGACGGCGCGAGGAATCCGGTCGAGGGATTGACCATCAGCGGCGAATTCACATAGGGCAGCAAGGCGGCACGCACGGCGCGGCGGCTCTTGTTGATGGTACGGTTGCGGGCGATGGTGCGGTAGTCTCCCGTGGAACAGGTCTGGTCTTTCGAAATGTAGATACCATTCTCGCGTCCGGCATACTTGATGGGAAAGATGTATCCCTTGTCGTCGAGTTCGTCCAGCAGGGAGGGCGACAACGATTCGTAACGGTTCAGGCTCAGGAAATTCTCCTCCGCCTCGTCGAGGTTGATGTCGCCGAATCCCAGCTCGATTTCCTGAAAATGGTCCGTGAAGAGGTTGAACTGCTTGACCCATGCAATCGACTCGTGTACGCTTGCCCTGGCGAGAGCGCCCATCACGGCCCCGAGGAATCCCACGGGCGTGTGGTTCGCATTGCGCATCTGCATGAGCGTGACGGTCTCGTGATGCGCCTGCCCGAAGATGCAACTGATGCGGCTTGCTTCGCAAATACACGAAGGCACACGGTTTAGGTCGACCTGACGTCCCTCGGTGGTATCGCTTCCCGTATTCGAGGGGTTGGCCGAGAGGACGAGCGACAGGGGCTGGTTCTGCCCCGCCAGACTTACGGCGATGTCATTCAACCCTTTTACGAGATTCAGGCTGTACTTTTCCGCCGCACCGTTCGCTTTCCAGAGCGGCTGCTCGGTCCAGATGCCCATCTGGTTGATCATGCCTCCCGCGGCCCGCTGCATCACCTCGATGGCATTCCACGAGACGGAACAGTCGGCGAACATCACGTATAGCTTGCCCGTACCGTTCACGCTGCCCGACATGCGGAAAAACTCACGGATGTGATAGGCCGGTATGCCGTGCAGGAAGTTGACGTTAGTCTCTTCTTCCTCGGTGGCCGTGACACGCTCGAGGATACCGAAGTCGCTGACAGCGGACTTGAGGGAGGTGATGCAGATGACGTCGCCCAAACGGAGCTTCGGCTCGTTTGTCTTGCCGTACCCTTCGGTAAAGAGCGTCGGCTGCAACGACACGTCGAACAGAAGTCCCGTTACCTTTTCGTTGGATGACCCCGTGTCATACGGGATGTTGCCGTCCACGTCCTTGATGAATACATTGCCGAGTGCCATAGGTTATGATCTGTTTTTGGATTCGTTATAAAAAGGATTCCGGTACAGCACCGCCTTGCCGCGGATGGCGGCGGCCGTGTCCGGTGTGAAAGTTCCGCCGTGAACGTCGATGTACAGCGAAGGATAGGCGGGGAACTTTTTCAGCAGTTCGAGGACATGGGGTGCAGGTGTCTGCGCTCCCGGATGATTCTCTTCCGCCGGCTTCTCCGGCTTTGCCGCGGTTTCCGGTTCGGTACGGGTCTGCGCGGGTGCGGGATGTTCGGCAACCGTTTCAGCCGGCGCGCCGGTCGTACCGACAGCTTCTTGCCGTAAGGTGTCATCCGTTACGGTTTGAGGTGTTTCCTCCGTATTGATTTTCTTTGCCATGATTGTCGGGTAAAATTTGGGGAGCGGGGTTTCGACTCCGCTCCCCGGGTGAGACATTCAAATCAGATGAAAGGTGGAATATCTTTATTCGGTTTTCTTGTAGGCGGTATGCACGACGATCTCGCCCGGACGGACGATGTTCACGTCCATCTTCATTCTCATCTGGAAGAAGAAGAGCTCGGAGTTGGCCTGCAGACGGTCAACCTTCAGCACCTCGGTATCGTTGGCGTAGTCCACACCCATCCAGAGGTTCGAGTCCATACCCGTGGAGAACTCGCCCAGCACGATGGTATGCTCGGGGATGCCGACGATAGGGATAATCTTCTTGCCCTTGAAACGGTATCGGTTCACCTCGGTGTTCTCCGAGTATTTGACCTGCTTGTCCGAGATGTACTGGTCGTAGGCGTCCCACGCGTCCCAACCGATGATGAACGAGAGCGACGCTTTCTTGCGGATCTGCTTCGGGCACTTTTTCCACATGGCGTATAGAGCAGCTTCAACGGCGGCTCCGTCCGTGAGTTCCGTGTTACCGGAGACGACGCACTGTCCGCCCGCGATGGTCTCGGCATCGGTGGCGCTCACATTGTCTATGATACGCTTAATGACACCATCAAAATACTTCTCCTTGCCCGCGCCGATTTTCACGCCGCCCGAGGGTGCCGTGATTTTCGCGGATGCCTCGCCGCCCTTTGCCGCCGTCCAGATGGCATTGCCGATGTACTCGTTTTTCTTGTCCATCAACAGGCGCAGCATCGTGGCCTGGATCTTCGGGTCGAGCTCGCGGAAAACAAGATTGCCGTCCGGCTGTGCGAACTTCCAATACTTCTCGTAGTCCCGCGGATTGAACTCGAGATAAACCATAAAGTCCTGCGGTTCGAGGTAACGCTCCGTAAGCGTATACTCGTTCTCACCGTTCGCCCCTTTTGCGCCGTGCGTCGAGGTTGGCGTGGGGACATTATCCTGAATAATGTCGCCGAGCTTGATGGCGGGTAACGTGTATTTGTGCTGGATGCCGCTCTTAATATGTACCAGCCCCTCGCGGAAGGTGTCGTTGCCCTGCGCCGTATAGGTCAGGAGGTCTTCCAGCACCTCGCCGGAGTAGCCGTTCTGAAGAAAGTTTACAGTATCTGCCATTTGTCGAATGAGTTTACTTGGTTACGAATGAATCTCAGCCGACGGGCGGATACCTTTCCGCACGAGACCCGGAGTCTCCGGCATGTCAGTTTACAAAGTCGGGGTATTTCCCGGGAGACAGCCTATTTGAGCTTGCGGAACTCGAAGTTCCGTCCCACGACCTCCGTGACTTTCTCGGCCATCAGTTGCTCGGCGGTCTTGGCCGCCTCGGTTGCCGCCTGGACGTTCCCGGGGTCTTTGGCAATCTCCGCCGAGATTTTCTCGCGCGCGGGAATCGATGCCAGCGTGCTTTCCGCCAAGGTGATGTTGGCAGTCGCCATCTCGACCCACTGGGCTTTTGATTCCCGGTCGATCTTGCCCTCGGTGATGGCGTTCTCGACGAGCGTCTCGATGCGGGACGTCTGCTCCTCCCGCTCTTTCTTCTGGTAGGCGGAGAGTTGCGCTGTGGCCGCCGAGAGATCCTTCTGGAGGTTCTGTATCGTGGCTTCCTTACCGGCGATGACCGTCTGGGCATCACTGAGCGATTTTTCCAGCTCCTTGTACTTGGGTTCCAGCGCCGCCAGCTCCGAGATGCGGGCCATGACGTCCTTGACCTCCTTATCTTTCATGCCGAGCGAGGCGGCAATCGCGCCATACTCGAAACCTTGTGTCTTGTTTTCGTTTGCCATATCGTTTTCCGTTTGATTAAGAGTAGCCCCTCCCGCGTCAAAAAGTTGATTCCCGGCCGAGACCCTGTTCATCAGTTCCTGTATGGAGGCCGTATCGGTCATGCCGGCCACCTGGTCATGTACCCGCTCGCACAACTGTTTCGACGTGCGGATGATGTTCCCGGCCGGAATGATGCCCGCCTTGACGGCGGCCTGGGCATCGAAGTAAGTGCCGTCCTTGCCCGCATCGCCGTCCATGATAGCGCGGACGTGTTCCGCTTTCAACCCGAAACGCTTGCGGTAAATGGTCTCTATCTGCCGGGTGAAAGCCTGCACCATATCGGACACGCCGCTATCCGGATCCTCACCGGGCAACATGGGGTTGTGAATCATCAGTATGGCGTAGTCGCGCATCAGGGAGCGCCGCCCGGCCGCCCAGATAATCGAGGCCATCGACGCCGCGACACCCTCGATGACGCACTCCGTATCGACATTCGAGTTGGCGATGGTCGAATAGGTGGACATGCCGTAAAGTACGCTGCCGCCCTCGGAGTTGATCAGTACGCGGATACACGATGGACGGATGACGTTTTCCAGAAAATCGAATTCGTCGTTGAAACGGGTGGTGGTCTCCTCCGTCACGCGACCGAAGAAACGGATGGTGGCCGCCTCGTTCTCCCGCACCTCCCCGACAACATATTGAAGTGAGTTTATGTCCATGTCGAACAGTTCTTTGGATAAGAGTAGCCGAAGAAGACGCAAAAGGTTGTAAACGACAGACGGGAAGCATTTGCCTCCCGTCCCGCCTCTGTCCTTTATTCAAACAGCCCCAGAATGAAATCCCGTCCTTTGGGCGTCCAGACCGTGAAGGTGCAGTAGAGCGGTTCGCCCGAGGCGTCGAATCCGTTCTGGAATGTGCGCTTGAGAGTATATCCCTTGCCGTCGTATTCTGGCATCGGAACCCAGATATGTCCGCGACGGCGCTGGATACCTTTCTCGTACAACACGCGATTGAGTTCCGCACCCGTCATGCCGAGCTCCGCAGCGATTTGCGAGATACGATAGATGCGTTTGTCCTCCGGCTTACGACTGCGGTGTACGTTGTCGTAAAACTCGACTTTGTGAGTCTGTCCCTCCAATGTGTCGAGCAACCGGTCGTTTTCTTCCCGCAGGACAAGCCCCTCCGCATAGCCGTCACGCAAGCGGTCGAGCACCTCCAGCACGAATCGGGGGTCGGAGGCCGACGGCATGACGCCTTGCAGAAGTTCCTTGATGCGGTCGTTGCACCAGATGGCGAAAAGCGGCGAGAGCCAGCGGGCAAACTCCAGGGCCACGTCCTCGTGGAAGAATGTACCCTGAATGCCGTTACCGCCGCGCACGACCCGTACAAGTCGCGTTCGGGGGATTCCCCGAACGGCTGACAATGAGGCGATAAAATCCCCCGTCTGTTTTAACCGCGTCCAGTCGCTCGGCTGCTTGCGGAACGGTCTGGCCATCTGTGAGGCGTTGACCATCACCTGCCGGTCTCCGATTTCAAAGGTTACCGGCTGGTCGTTGTAATGGAATGTTTGCCATGTCGTTTTCATCCTTTCCTGTCTTTGAATGTCTTTATTCAAGCGTAGGGAGCAGTTCATGAAAAGGGTTGCGGCCGGACAGACTTTCTAAGGTTCTTCCCCGTTGTTCTCCTCGCCCTCGTCTTGCCCCGGCTCTTCCACCTCCACCGACGGTTCGAAACCGGTAACCTCCTCGTATGGCGGGACGGAATGATGCCCGTGCCCCTCGCTGTCATGTTGCGAGGCGTCGCTGTGCTGCGTGAACGGAGGCATCACGAGGTAACGCTCCACCCAACCCCTGTATTTCCATGCGGACGATTCGCGGAACCAGATCTCGTAATCTATCCAATAGGCTTGCAGCATGTTCGTTGTCTGCGGCATATCGAAATAGGTCAGGTTGCATCGCTCGCTTAAAGCCGGCTCCCTGTCCTTGGCATCCTGTATAGCGATGTTCAGACGCTGGAAGACAATGAACGGGTCGCACTCGTGCTCGGGGTCGGAGTTGTTGAGCGTGTCGAGGATAAACCGCACGCGCATCGTGGCACGCCCCTCGCCGATGCGCTGCTGCTGTACCAGATAGCGGATATTGATGAAGTGGATGAACACGGCGGGAAAGGCCGTCTCGTACTCCGTGTTTTCGCTGCGGACGATACGGGAGAACTGCCCGTTGTCGATGGCGACGGTCTTGAACAGGGGCGGCGAGAGCGGATCGTCGGGGTCCTCGCGCACGGTGAGTATGGCACGCCGCACGGCCTGGTACACGCTTACAAAGGGGTTTTCAATGACCTCTTCCGGCTGGGGATCCGGTAACTGAGCCGACGGCTGCGGTTGTGCTATGGGATGCTTGTCCTTGATCATGTCTGGGGAAATCCTTCGAATATCTTATCGATAAAATGGGCGGCGATGTGTTCGTCTATCTTCGGGGAGAAACCGATGAAAGGCCGGTGTACGGGACGCCGTGATGAATACTGGTTCACGGTGTAAAGCCCAAATTTCGGGTCGGTATTATGCACGGCGGCATAGTTCTTATACCGATCTGTTTTCCGGCCCCGTTTCCCTTTGGTGGGCACGCTCTTCTCGGTGGTGTAAATCCAATAATAGGCCCCTTTTCGGAAGATACGCGTATTGTTGCTGCGCCGTCCGACAATGTCGATACGCTTCGCTTCCTTTTCGATGCTCTTTGACAGCGTTCCCGTATCGTTCATCACCGGATGGGTGAATTTCTTGCCCCATCGGGAAGTTCGCGGAGCCCACTGACGACCGCAAAAACCGCCGGCGGAGAAAGACGCCTGAAACTGCTGCCTGGCGTAGTCTCCGGCTACGGTCGCGAAGTTAAAGACATTGTTCTCGAGACGGCTGGCCATGACCGTCGTCCAGTTTCCGGGAACCCACTGGCGGCAAAACTCATCGAGCGTTATCTTCGGCATAGCTGAACTTTTCCTTTATGCGTTTCACGATCTGTTGTACATATTCCGGCAATGGCCTGGAGAAATAGGCGTGTGCCGGCGAGAAGATTCTGCCTCCCGTAGCCAGACTTTCCCGAAAGACGGGGTCGACATTCCGGCGATACGCATCGGCAGCAGGAAGTGACCCGTATACCGAAGCGAAGCCGTCCGCCACAAGAAAGCAGCGGCAACCCCATTCGATGGGAGGAATCAATTCAGGAGGAAATTCCGATTTGCGGAAAGAGAGGCCCTCAAGCGAGAGATGCCACGCCCGCACACGCTCGTCGCCCTGTGTCATGAAGGTGACGATTGTACCGGCATCCACCGTCAGCCACCACGCCGCGATGGAGGCGGCAAACAGCACCTGGTCGTTCTCCCTGGAGGCGTAGACCAGATTGTAACGCTCGCACAAGGCCTCGTATTCAGTAATCTTTTCCACCTGCGGCTGTTCGGGCAACTCTTCCAACAAGGCAAATTCTTCGGCGGCGGCGAAGTCCACCAGGTTGTCAATGGCGGCCAGAAGGACGTCCCGCTGCCGGCGTTCATGCTCCGTGGTGAAGTCATTATGGTTTCGAAGGATGTTCAAAGCCTGTTCGAGATCAATTCGAAGACCTTTCAAAGCCCTGTCTATAAGGAACGAGCAACGAAGCGTGATGATGTCCCCGATAATATCCTTACGCTCGGCGTCGTTCTCCCAACCTGATATCAGCCGGCGGAATGCCTCGCGTATCGTTTCGTACTCTTTCCGTGCATCTGTCCTTTCGGCCCGTGCCGCAAGTATGTCGGGGAGCGGAAGCCGGGCACTCACTTCGCTCCCCGCAGAAAATTTGCGACCTGCACCCCTCGCGGATGCCCGTACCGCTTGTAATATTCCTCGTCGGACATGATATGGCGGTCATTGCCGCTGCCGCCGACAGACACTCCGCCCGCGCCGCCGTAGGCACCCTCCGGAAACACATTGAGCTGTTTGCCGACGTTGATGCCGAACTCTTTCTCGATTTCGTCCGCCGCGACCTCGTACTTGTCCGTGATGAGCGAGTAGAGTTTGATGCGGTCCTCGTTATTCATCTCAATGCGGTTCGAGTATTTGAACTCCAGACCGGCAGGGATGTATCCCATGGCCACCAGACGGGGCACGACCTCCTCGTTCATGATGTTCTCGATATACCGGCGATAAACCTCAATCCTATCGCGGAAAATGTCCTGATGGGCTTTCGTGGATCCCACGTACGACTGCATGCCGCCGGCCATAGACTCGGACCCAAGCACCAGGTTCGAGACCTCCTTGTTCACGAAGTCGATAAGCCCCGTGTAGATTTTTTCCGAATTGGACATCGTGAAGGTCTTGATGTCCACCTCGTCCTCGATGCCCGTTACGACCACTTTGTTCTGCGCGGCGTTGGCGATTTCATTGGCCAGACGCTTGCGGTCGGCGTTGCTTTCCGAGACGGTCTTGCCGTGGATGATGGGCTGGCCGTAGGTATGCGAGAAGTTGACGTAGTTGGCGACGGTGAATTTCTTGGCCAGAATCAACGGTGTCGTGGCCGAGAATAACCCCAGGTCCCCGGAGTTGATCAGGATGTAGTTCCTCGCGTAGGCCGCGTGACGCAAATCCCAGTGCGGCTCCCAAAGCCCCTGACGTTTGAGGACGATGCGCTGGTCGGCCAGCACGTTGCGCCGCTCGATGTTGTTCACCTCGGCCAGTTTGCCCGTCTTCGGATCAAGGGTGGGCATAATCTCCAACAGGGTGTAGCCGTAAAGTTTGGATTCCACGATGCCTTTGATTATCTTATCGAATTGCGAACCCTGAATCTTCCGGGAATGTGCCACGTCTTTGATATATTTCCCTTTCTCGTTCATGCGGGCGAGCATATAGCGGTCCCCGAGAATCTGGCTCTCCAAGGTCTCGATGACGGCACGGATATGCGCGTCCTGCTGGAGGCAGGCGTCGTACAGGTCGATGAGCCGCGCCCGGTCGTCGAGAATACAGCCCAGCATCACATCCTGACGCGAGGATCGGTAACGGTTGTTGCGCTCGATCTCGTGGACATATTCCTGGATGGTCTTTTTCGAGGTCCGAAAGATGCTCTCCAGAAGCTCGCCGTTGAATGAATGGTCGGATGTCGTCATTTACGCTTGATTTTACCTAAAGAGTAGAGACGTTTCCCGGCTAAAGTTTGCCCGAAAAAAAGTATATGGAGCGGACACCTTTTATGGTTTGGATTTCAGATAAAAAAGTCCGGCGTAAATATATAGATTTTACGTATCAAATACGCTCTAATCATCTAATTATCAACGATAATAATTTAGTCTAAAACTGAAAATACACGCTATTTTATTACTATTTTTATGGTCGGAATATATATCTTTGCATTCCATTTTTAACAAATTAGCGACATGAAAAAGAGAAAATGAAAACCGTTTCGATTCCTTGCCGGATGATCCGGTACAAGGAATTCCCCGATCTGCTTTTCGGAACGTCAAAGGACGACGGTCCGTACTATTTCGACGCCACGCACTTCATCCGCAGCCGGAGTGACGAGCGGCGGCACAATGTCCGGGAGTTCCGCATAGCCTTCCACCATTGGATTGCGGCACTCTCCGAGGCTTACGGAATAGACACGGACAATCTGGTCGTCCGGGACGAAGCGTCGGGACACCTGTTAATTGATGAATGTCTGGCACTGCTGTTCGTCGTTTACATCGAACCCGCTTTCGGCGCCTACATGCTAGAACGCCTCTCGGAGATGCTGACCGACGGTCTCACTGTTTCGGACACTTGGCTGATAAGGGCTGTCAGTCTTAGATTTACGCGTGAGGAATTAACACAAATTTTAGAACATCATGAGACGAAGCAGTTTTAAGCGCCCGAAAATGGTGCTCATCTTCAACGGGGCACAGGTCCTCATCGCCGTCACCCGATCGCTCCACAGCGCGGCGGAGCTGACCAAAGGCAACTTGCAGGCCATTTCATTCTGCTGTACAGGCAAATACATTTGCAGCGGCGGTTTCTATTTCCGGCACCTGCACCCGGATGTCGAAATCGAGGTGGCCGAACTCGGCGTATTGCGGTTGCAGGACTACGACGCACTGTGCGGAGAGAAACGCGCCTACTATTCGGTACGGCAGATGGCGCACAAACGTGTGTTGCGCCATAAAAAGAAGGATGATAATGATGAAAAAGAGACAAGATTATGATTATGAAAGAAAACAGAAATGTTCCGTTCCGCGATACGACCATCCGTGTATCGCGGAACCATGACGGGATGCTGCACATCTCGGCCGACGACGTGTGCGGGATCCTTAAACGAGACGAGTTGTTAAAGAACGGCGGCATCGCGGAGATATGCCCGTCCTCCATCAGAATGCCGCTGCGCAAGGGCGGACGTGAGCAGTGGGCCTTCCGGCCGTCGGACATGAGGCGGCTTTTACAGTCCGTGCGCAAGGAGAGTATTCTACCCCGGGACCTGTTTGACGAGCTGGAAGCATGGGGCAACCAGCTTTTCGAACTGGAAGCGGGAAATCTTCATGCCCAACGGCAGCCGGACAACGTCTATCATTTCGCAGATGATTTTCCGGTGACCCTCCGACGCGTCGGGGACAAACTGATGGTCAATGCCACACAGATAACGATGCGTTACGGGAAAATACCCTCCGAATGGCTCCGTATCGCCGCCACAGACCACCTGCGGCGCGAGCTGGCACGAACCGGACAGACGGACCGCTACGAGTTCCAGATTTTTACCACACGGGGACGGGGCAACGGCGCCACATGGATAGAGTCGCCGTTGCTGGTTCCGATGGCACGTTGGATCGCGCCGGATTCCGGACTGCCCGAGTGGTGCGAAGAGTTGCTCGGGACGTTGACGGCAAGACACGCCCGGCGCAAGATGTTGCCGCGCGATGCGGGAGCCGCCGAGTTGCCCTGCCTGGGCAGGCCGGTCCCGACAGATATGGAGAGTGCGCTGGGCATGATCGACGAACTCCGCGGCGTCGTGCGCGACTTCTCGCGCAAAGCCGCCTTTTACGATGAGTTTGTAGAGAAGCGGGAGTGGTTCAGGAGCACGCGCATCGCCGATGAACTCAACACCTCGTCACGGGATCTGCACCGTTTCCTGCAGGAAGAGGGCGTCTGCATGTACAGCAAGCAACAATGGGTCGTGCTGCCCGCGTACCGTTCCTGGCAATGTGACGTCCCCTACACGTGGGAGAACGACCGCGGAAAGGTTTTCACGTTCGGGTCCCGCAAACGCTGGACCCCCGTCGGCAGGGAATGCATTATCGAACTGTGGTGGAAGAGACACCCCGAATACCGTTGAGTATGGAAACGGCACTGCAACGCATCATCCGCGAGACGGGACGCAAGCCCGTGGAATGCCGGTGCGCCCGGTGCAGGGAGCAATGCCGTACTCCCTGCCTCGGCACGCCCGAGGATATCCTGCGCCTCCTGAAAGCCGGCTACAAGGAACGGCTCGCACCCACGCTGTGGGGCGTGGGACTGGTACTGGGACGCATACCGTACGTCGTTCCGATGATTCAGGCACGACAGGAAAACGGATATTGCATATTCTTCCATGACGGGCTGTGCGAACTGCATGACGCCGGGCTGAAACCGACGGAGGGCAGGCTGTCGCACCACATCATAACCCGGGAAAACCTGATATTCAGCTCTTCGCTTTCGTGGAATGTCGCACGGGAGTGGCTGGACGAAAGAAACGATACGGTTATCGGGGAAATAGTCCGCCTGATGACGGGATAAGAGAGTGGACCGGATGGCAAATGAGTTATATGATAACCCGTTAGTTCCTCACAATACATTTGCTTTCCGGTTCCGGTTTTAATTCATACTGGTTGCAAACAATTCACACGGATAGGCGCTAACCTTATCCAAAGAACCATTTGAACAAAGCAGTATGAAATTAAAAAAGCGAATGACTTTCGACGAGATGGCGAGACATCTCATCGAGAACACGGGCAGGGTGGCCAACAGGGTGACCGTGGGCCGATATGCCAGGAAACTGGGATACACTGTCTACAAACCGATGATTAACCGGAAAATCCAGCATTGCTATCTCAATGAAGCAATACAGGATGAGACGGAAAATGTCGAACAAAAACCTATGGAGGCCATATGAAAGGACAGGCCTATTTCTACAAAGTGTACAAAGGGCTTGTGATGGGTTTCGGAATGTCCGAAGCCGCCTTTATGGCTTACATGGCCAATCTCGCCGAACGCAGAAACCGGGGACACGTCACCGTTTGCAGCCTGAAAACACATCTGGCGGCAACGGGAATGGGACGGCGTACCTTCGAGCGGTATGTAGGCAGAAGCATGCGCATGGGGCTGCTCGAAAGGGTCCCCGTCGACGGCAAGTACGACTATATCTGGGATATGACGGCGTATCTCAGGCTGGTCGAAATTCTCTCGACGACACCGAATCCGGTCAGGCTGCGCGCGTTCTGTAAAGAAGTATTCGAAACGCAAGGACGGAGGGTGCTGTCCATAACCGATGACGAGAAACTCCGGTTGGAAGAGGACTGACAACCGGTTGCCACAAAACCAGAAAAGCCGCCGAACATTCAGCGGCTTTTTATTTTATACGAAGCATGCTCCTACACTGTATCATCCGTGATCTCACCTGAAATCATCGCACAGACCGCCTCTTTTCCCTCGTGTTTCGCGGTCTTGTGCATGTGACGACTATCCGGTTCAATATTTTGTTTTGGAAAATATTGTTGCAAAATTAAGGAGACAATGTATTTCTGTCTGTTTTTTTGATATTTTATCTGGATGAAAAGTTCTCTGACCGTAAAAATACGGGGGGCGTGTACAAACGTACAAAAGAGATGGCCGAATGTACAAATGCCCCGCCCGGAGGCTTGTACAAAAGTACAAGCAATATAAGATATATAGATATAAGAAGTAAGATAAAGAACTGTAATGTACTTTTTTCTTTGAAGCAAAGAAAAAAGATACCAAAAAAGAAACAAGATATGGCAGACGGCAGGCGCCGTCTGTTAATTTTTTGTTTTCTGATGAAACCGTTTATTATCGGACAGAGGAACGGATAGATACTTTTCCTTCCAGAGAAACAAACAAAAACGAATAAACACTATTTCTTCTTATTTCCCCCATCGATGTCGTCCCTTGCGATACGCCGGCCTTCCGCCTCCGCGCTGTGCCGCATGCGCAGGATCGACACGAGGCACTCCCGCACGCTCTCCGCCGCCTCGCGTGTGGCAAAACGATTCCCTACGGCCATGCGTTTGCGGTCGCGTAGCTTGTACGTATCTCTCACCTCGCAGATCTCATACAACTCGTTAAGATAGTAATAGACCTGCCCCCGCAACTGACGTTTGCCGACGGTCTCCATGCAACGCAGGTGCCCGTTCCAGACAAGACCTTCGGCCGCAAGCGCCCGATCCAGCTTCATACGGGCGGTAGAACCCACGGGCTGTATCTGGAAATCACCGGCCTTGCCAGCCACCTCATGCATCGAATAGGTGGGACGTTTTTCCGGCTGCATCATACAGTACATGATGATGCGGCCTTCGCTATCAAACTCCTTGAACACTCCGATGATAACCTCTCTGCCAAGCGTACTGAGCTGTACGCGGGCACCGTTTTGAGGCGTATAAGTGTTTTTTTTGAGCCGACAATGACGCGTATCCCATAGCAACTGCCGATCGTTCAACAAATGCTGCAACGTTCTCTGTTCTTTCCGTGTGGCGGAGCGGCAATCCCTCAGATACACCACGACCTCCTCATCACACAGCTTGCCCTCAGCCGTACGTCGCACTGCTATGGCCGCGCACTCTTCATCAATGTTGCTCGCTATGCCTATCTCCGCAGTCAGGGAGTTTACGACGACGCTCCCTTTACGGATGCCACCGTCAGCGGGTGTATTCGAATCCTGGGATAATATATGCTTGCTTTTTTTTGACTTCATATTCATGTATCGGTTCATTTCAGCGGTTAGGGGTGTCCCAGTGGCCATATATGAACTGGACTATACTGCAAATATATATATTATTCAGCAAAGAATCGGGAACCTAAACCCCAAAACTCCGGCTTTTAATATAAAAAAGCAAAAACTGTACAAATAAGTCAGATATTAACGATGTCTCTCACCCTATATATCATATATATTGCTAAAACACAGATTTCTATGTAATAGGAATAATCTGAACTCAATCCGTTTATTCTTGATAATCAACCCGACACCATAACAACCGCCGAAAATGGCGTATCATCCCACCGGATTCCGAATCTTAAGAAACCCCGTATATAAATGCAAGCCGTCACGAAACCCAAGACAGCAGTAAAAGGAAAAAATGCAGAAAAGTCTATATATATAGAAAAAATGTCAGATATAAACAGCACAAACAGATATGCCGCGTTTCATCCGAGTAAATCCATATATATTCCGCGCCATACTTATAATTTTTGCATCTGGAAGGCATTTCATCCCGATTTCAAAAGTCGGACTTGGAAAAACGGCCCGAGGACAGATACCGAATCCGCACCCGCAAGCGCACCCTCCACATTCTTTTTAATTTTATCACTTTGTTGAATATCAATATATTATATGGTTTACTTTATTGAAAAGTAAACCTAAAATGCCTTTTTTATCTTTGTTATCTTACAAATTGAAAGCATAAAAAAGTGTTTTTTGCATTTCGCTTTTATATTCAGGTTTATATCAATTATAATTATCTGATAAATAGCTATTTATGCAAACTTTCATTTTGTTATACGCTTTGAATCGGGGCTTTTTTGATTTTTGCAAAGAAAAAATTTTTTTCAACTTTTTATAAACGGCTGTTATTCAATCGTTTACAAAGCCTCCTCGCGCGCGGGCGTTCCATATTCGCAAAAGGGCTGTTTTGGGAAACCTCAAAAATTTTTTTTGCAAAAAGTTTTGGAGATTGGAAAAACGGTTTTATAATAGTCATGTACTCGAAAGCCAAACAAACGGCAAACAAGTACGGAGAAAAACGAATAAAAAAATAGATAGTAAAAAACAGAATTAAAAAACAGAAAAGCAAAGACCGCCGAGAGCGAGAAACAAAAAGCCCTTTTTGTGGGAAACCTATTTTTGAGGCTTGGAAAATCAAAAATTCGCCTGTTCGCTTTGGAGCGATTAAATAGGGTGTTAAATAACCACACCGAGCAGGACTACAGACCAATGTAGCAAGTTGGAACGGCTAAAAACGTGTTTTTAGTCCGCATACGCAAAGCACGCAAATTTGGGAGTGCGAGAGTTGTATGGAAAAAGGACGTGTAAGAATAATGCCATAATTGCGCCCTTGTGCGCTCGGAATAAAATGCACGATAGCGGTAAAAACTATCCGCATAGAGGACGCTGGTAAATGTATATGCCAATGCTATACCCAATACCCAGCTCGGTGGTAACGCCTAAATGCCTCACCTTACAGTTAGCTGCCGGATTGGGAAAGATCCGGGACGTGCCAGAGAAGCGTCTTGCCGAAATTGGAGTAAAGCAGCGCAGTGCCACGACACGAATGAAACGTGAGTAAGCCGATACACGATATGCCGAAAATACGCTCATTTGGATAGCCTGCTATGGGGTACGTTATAAGGTGCGACAAAGTTACGAAAAATTTGCCGTGCAGGGTGAAATGCACGGCAATTTTTTGGGCACGTGGCAGGAATGCCACACTTTGCGCTATCGTGCAGGGTTCGGGGTTCGATTCCCCGAGTGCCCGCAATGCGTGATTTTACGCAGTAATTCTTTAATTCAAATCATTATGGCAACTTCTAAATTGAACAAGGAACAGTACGCAAATCTCAGTGCGTTTGCAGGTGTAATGCTGGTTTACAGCTCGACCAACCGCGACGGTGTGACGGTACAAACCGCACAGCACTTTTTCGGCAAGGATTTCGAGCCTGCCGACAAAACGGACAACGAGATTTTCCGTGTGATTAAAAACGTGGTCGCGACCATGTGGCACACAATCGCTGAGGAAAAGAAACTCCGAGCCGATGCCGACGGCATCCGGTCGAAATTCCGTGCCACCACTCCGGCGGAAATCATCATCTGCGACAAGTCGCACAACCGCATCAAGCACTACGACCTGACGGACAGCGTGTGGGCACGCATCGGACTTGTGCCGACCAAAGTAGACCTCGAGAAGTCGAACCGCGACTTTGCCAAGACCATCCACGCAGCGGCAAAGGCTATCCGCGACGCCATGAATTTCGCCCCGAACCTCGCAAGCCTCGAGAAAGCCGAAAAACCTGCCAAGAAAAACGCAGGCAAGGCTGAAGGCGTGGCAACCGCCACAACCACCGAAACGGTAAAAGAGGCGGCATAATACCACGAACGGAGTAGACAATCTGCCGGAAACAGGCGGACACGGGCAGGCATAGTGCCGTAAATCGGTCTTTGCCTGCCTATTTCGTATCTGCCGACAAAGGGCGCATATCCGTTGTATGCCGGAAATGCGCCCTTTCCGTTTCTGGCGAAAGGGTATCGTAACGTGATAGGTGAAGAGAAAATTCCGGCGGAAAATGCTGCCGGAGGTGTGCCCGAGCAGGACACGGAGTACACCGCTGACGACCTGAGAACCGCTCTCGAGGAATCCGAGCGGTCATTGCATGAGGCTGTTTTCATTGCCCGCAGAGTGTGGGAACGAGACAGCGACGCCGTAAAATTCGACATTGACGATTTGGTGCAGATAGAGTCGGCATTGCAGGAGATCTGCAATATCACTGCGGGAATCGGCAATGGCGATGACGACGAGTAAACGGTAATGCGCGTGGGGCTGCCGAAAAAGCCGGAAGCCGCATGCGCATTATTACCGGACAGGGCATTGATATACACTATGCCGGGACTGCACCCCGGAATGCCCGCACTTTTCAAAATTCAATTCCCAACTTACTTCTTCACGCCGTGAGGCGTTGTGCCCTCCTTGTACATAACACGGTTAAGCGCGGTCAGGCGTTCAGCGGAACAACCTGCCGCGCTTCCGCTGTTATCCGTGAGAGGAAGCGGGGAAACGGATTGCCAGAAATAAATAGGACGATATATGATAGAAGTATTCAACGCGAAACGTACCCGCAGTTACGGGTGCTTCGCCAGTTTCAAGGCTGCCACGGACACGCTTGACAGCCTTGCCGTAGCGGGACAGCTCGGAAGAGTGCCCGCTGTCAGCGTGTCGGTGTACCGCAACGGGGTGTTGCAGCGTGAGTATGAGGCCGTGTTTGCCCGCGGAAAATGGCGTGTGCCGAAAGTGCAGAAAAAGCGTGTTTCTGAGCTGAAACCTGCCCATGCAAGGCGTCGCCGTAAATGGTGCAAGGAGTACGCCACGGCGGAGCTGATGTTCCGCGAGGGTTTTCCCGACCACCTGAACCGTAGCTACCCGCTCTCGGCGGACAGCTTGAGACGGTGCAACCGCCGATGCCGGATTTATGTGAAATAATAGCAACTAATATCAACCGTACGGCGCAAAAGCACCTACACTTTCAAAAAGAACATACGATTATGCCGAATTGGGCTTTTACCTCCTACGTCGTGACGGGAGAGAAAAAAGAAGTGTGCGACCTATACGAGAAGATGAAATCGCTGGAAGAACGCGATGGGTCGCTTGTCAAGAATGCCTTTGGCAGGACCTGGCTCGGTAACCTCGTGACCTTGTTGGGCGGCAGTTGGGAAAAAGTGTTCTGCCGTGGCTGGTGGAGTAACCTGCGCAAGGACTGCGACGACGGAGCCTTGCGCTTTGACACGGAATCGGCGTGGGCGGAGTTGAAGGATGTCCGGCAGTTCCTGCAAAGCAAATACCCGTCGCTGAACATCTATTTCCAGAGTGAGGAACCGGGCATGGCCATCTACGAAACCAACGACGGGGACGGTGAATACTTCCCCGAACGCATCAAGGTCGATCACAGGGAGGACGGCGACGAGTATTTCGAGACATGGGAGGAGGTCTATGAACACGTTACCGGAATAACGGGAGTATGCGTCTCCTCGTACGGGGAGTTGTGTGCCGCCACCAAAGCCTACAACAAGGAGCACCCCGAGAACTGTATATACTTCAACGAGTTCAAGACAGTGGAAGAATAAACCGAAACATAAACATACAGATTATGAGTCATTTTACAGTAATGGTCATCGGCGATGACCCCGAAGGGCAATTAGCCCCGTTCGACGAGAACGAGCAAGTGGAAGAGTACTGCACCGGCGAAGTCTCGGAGGAAGACAAGCAACAGATGCTGGAGTACTACAAAAGAGAACATAAATCACGGTTCCGCAATTTCGAGAACTGCTATAAGCGTTACGGCAAGGACTGGAACGGTAACAGATGGCGCAAGGACGAATACGGCATCTGGTGCGAATTCTCAACCTACAACCCGGATTCCAAATGGGACTGGTACGTGCTGGGCGGTCGTTGGAGCGGTGCCTATATCCGCCTGAAAGAGGGTGCGACAAGCGGTATCAAGGGGGAGCCGGGTGTATTCGAGAACGAGACGGGCTGGGACGCGGCCTTGAAAGGAGATATCGACTTCGAGGCGATACGCCGCGAGGGTGAAGAGCGGGGCCGCAAATGTTACAAGGATATTGCCGCGAAATGTGGCGGTACGATTCCCCGTCCCTTAATTTTCTGGGACACCCTGTTGCATGACGATAAATATGCCGGACTTACCATCGAGGAGAAGCGCACAATATATCATGCGCAGGAAGCTATCAAGATTTGGGATGCCGCGGGGTATGATGTTCCCTTCATTGGTCCTGAAATCGAAGACTTTCAATGCACCGAGGATGAGTATGCCAAGCGTCGTGCCATTAGCGCGTTCGTACCTTATGCGGTGGTATGCGACTACAAATGGTACGGACGAGGAGAAATGGGCTGGTGGGGTGTCTCGACCAACGAATGCTCCGAGGAGGAATGGAACGACAGGGTTTGGAAGATGGTCAATGCCCTGCCCGATAACACGCTGATATCTTTTTATGACTGCCATATCTAACCGAGTAAAAAAAGACAATATGAATAATACGGAAAAAGACAAACTTTTTGAGGGTATAAATGCCCAGATAGCAGCCTATGGCTACGCTGTCGTTATATGCTGTCCGGAACAGGATGTAGACGCCCCCTCTGTCGATAACCCGTTCCATTTGATCTATCCCCAAAGCTCCCATTCCGCCCTGAAAGTAAGGATCACCAATGCGGGATTCCATGTCAGTGACGCCCGTCATGAGCGTCGCGGTTACTATTTCGGTCTACGGGTAAAGATGTATTGATTACACGCTATGGAAAAGGAGCATAAGGTCAACGAGGCAAAAGGTATCATCGTCAGCCGTATCCTGCTCGAAGAGTATGGGTACGACGGCGACATGCCGACCGACGGGCAAATGCAGGCCATCGCCAATGAATTGCTGGAATATTGGGGTGTGAGCGGCGGCTTCGAGGATGCCCTCGCCAGCACGATGTCGAGCATGTTCGGTGTCAAAGCGAAAGGATAGGCACACGATGGCCTGCTGCGACCGCGAGACCATACCCATCGACCGGACGAAACGAAAATATATGACAATGGAAAAGACAGAACTTACCACTCACCAGCGCGGCGTGGTCCTGCGCGGCATCTGTAACGGTGTCGCGTTGAGAGACAAGTCTCCGCAAATCTCTGAAAGCAATACCGTCATAACCTGCGCCGGAGAGTTGGAGATTTGGGACATCTGCTGCATATCGAGCGATGCCGAAGCCTTCGGACTGAAAGCGCGGTTCGGATATGACGGACAAACGAAAATAACATTCACTTGGCAAGGGAAAACGGAATGAGGACTTATTATTACCTGGACTACCTGCACCGTGAAATTTTTCTCGAAGAGGATGACATACAGGCGGTGCCGGAAAGCGGACGGGCGGACGACGCCTGTGCCGCCATAGCGGAAAAGACATACGTCGCGGAGCAGTTCCGGGCGGATTCCTTCCAGACGCTCAAAGAGGCCGTAAGCAGCCTGTGCGACATGCCCGACATACGCAGCCGCCATGACGCGCTCATGTATATCGTGTGGATAGCAGCGACGGCTATCAAGGAGGAACGTTTCTCCCGTCACTCGTCGGTAGGCACGAAAGTGCTCCATGACGGGTTTGTCTGGTTAATAGTGCCACCGGACAAGATACGTGACCAGTGGGAAGCGGGCACATTCGCCCTGTACCGACTGTATGGCGATGGTTCGGAAGCAATGATTGAGGATGACAAATTCCTTGAGGAAACGATTGCCGGCGGCTACCCGGTGGGCATCGAAGTCGGCTATGCTCAGGCTATGGCTTATGAAGCAAGTAAATGATAATGAATATTGACAATCAAATCGGATAAAATGGAAACAATTATTTTAACGCGAGAGAATGCCCACCGTGTAACGGCGGTGCGGCGCAAGGATACCCCGGGAAGCGAGCCGGTGGCATTTCATTATAGAGGGAAGAGATACGGCTACTGCAACTTCTCCCATCTTGTCGGAGAACCAGGCAGGGAAGAAATCCTCGCCCCGGCGGATTTCAAGGACTGGGAAGTCGTGGAGACAGCGCACCCGGGCTATCTGGAAGTGTACTTCAAACAAGCGTGCGACTCCTACAACCTCACCTCCTTCTCGCCCGAAGAGCGCGGCGAAACGGACATCGCCACCCACGAAAAGGAACTGCACGAGGACCTGATGGCGATGCCCGAAGAACAGAGGGAGCGTTACACGGAGAACTACAAGCGGTATTTCTTGGCGATGATTGCCGCGAACAGCCGCTGTGCCAGCGCGATGATCACGGGACCCGCACGCTTCAATACCGCCCGTAATGAAAAGGCCTGCAACAGCCACGCCAAGAGCGTCACTGCGTTCCGGGAATGGCGAGAACGCGCACTCGAAGCGATTCGCAAGGCTGCCGAAGCGGCCAAGCCCGAGGAGCAGCGTCTCGAGGAGGAGTGGCGGAAGGTCAAAGCCCTTATCGACGATGCCGCCTCGACCATTCACGGTATCGACACGGGTACGGTACGGGGCTATAGCCGGGCCCTTTTCGTCAGCAACCTCGCCGGGCGGCTCTCCACCTATGTCAATCATGGCAACGTGGAAATCATCGACCGCGCCATCGCTTATCTGCGCGAATGGAACGCCAAAATCAAGAAACCCATCGTCACTGCACGCCATTCGATCTTCAAATACCCGGAACTTGCCCGCAAGGTACAGGAAAAGCAGCAGGAACGGGCAAGCCGTGAAAATCGTGAGATTCCCTTCAACGGCGGCAAGGTGGTCTACAACTTCGAGGAAGACCGACTGCAACTCCTCTTCGGCGCGGTTCCTGACAGTGATATGCGAACCAAGCTCAAGCGAGAGGCCTTCAAGTGGTCACCTCGCAACCAAGCGTGGCAACGACAACTCACATCGAATGCCGTGAGGGCTGCCTGCCGAGTGTTGAACATAACACTTTAAGGGTATGCGCTTCATCATAGATTCTCGCTACTTTGATGGCGTTGTCATCACCTCTATGCGTGATGATATGCACTCGGATTATGGAGGAGAAACACTCGAAGAGATGCGGGCACGAGAGCGAAATCCTCATCTTATCTCCATCACGCCTGAGAGGATTATGCACCTGATTGCTCAGCACGAAAGGGTTATGCAGGAACCATTCCATGAGATAACCGCCGAACGCTACTACGATCTGCTGGGCTGTGTGCCACCAAAGCGACAGCACTACAATTGGTTCTTCGTGGGTGAGGCATACTCCGGCAATCTGTATGACCTTTGCTTTCGGCTGGCGGGGCGATACTTCAAGGCACTGCGACCATTGACCGCCTCGGATAGTTCTATCGAGGCTATGATTAGCGAGTTTGCCAATCGATTATCATTCCGTCCTGCACTCATCAAGGGTAATACAGTAAGGCAGTATGTCAGTTGGTACAACACCACAGTTGCCTATACGCCATACTTCTTTGAGCGAGACGGAAAACAGTGTTTCATATACAGCCTATGCTCCGAGACCGGTCGTGATATGGACGACAAGCGACACCGCCGCGAAATGGCATATAGACTGCTTGAGTTGCGTCGAAACCGCTACGGCTATCTGACCTTCTACTCCCACATCAGCAACATCTTCGAGTTCTTCAAATGGTTGCGTGATAACCACTACACATTGGAGGTGCACGGACGACTGTTCAGTTTCGCCAACGACAGAAGTTATGTCGATTTCAGTGGCAATGTTCTGGAATACTCCGCAGCCTTTCACTACCGCATCTACTCACGAGAACTCTTTACTAATATCATAGGGCAACTACGCCGCATCAAACGACATCAACTATGGAAATGATAGAGAAACTACGCATTATCGAGAGTGATGCAGTGCCCAAAGAGGGTGCAAAGATTGAGGCGATGAGCACCTCGATAAAGATTACCCACACCTGTGGCTGTGTGCTTGTTGAACACTTTGCAGCAGGCAACCCCGATATGCGTCGTGAGGAGAACTCCGAAAAGTACGACGGGCTCCTAGCCAAGCGCAGATACTTCATCGAATTGTGCAACGAACATAACCCCAAGAAATAGTATGGCAGAAATCATCAAAACAGACGGAACACGCCACACCACAGTCCCTGCAAACGGAGAGTATTTTACCCTCGAAGAGATGCAGGCTGCTGTAGGCGGACTTGTCGAGATTATCGAACTCGACGACAAACAGTCAATGATACTCAACGAGGAGGGCAAGATGCTCGACCTTGAATATAACGAGGTGGCAGATGACATCTTCCATCGCCACTTCTCCACCTTCGACTACATCGTAGGCGATGTACTCCTGTGTGAAAACGAACTAATACGATAGACTATGGACAAAGAGAATATCAAGATGCTCCGAGAGCATATCGAGACCTACAAGAAACTGCGTGATGAGAGCAACGTAACAACAATCACATTCACCACACCCGGGCACTGTTACGGGGTGGAGAAGAACCCCGAATTTATCAAGCCGCTGCTGGATACCATAATCCAAGTTTTCGAAACGAAGTTGGATATTGCAATATATGGCGATGTGCCTATTCCATTGTCAGAGAGTTGCGAGTACAAGATTGCGAAGAAACTGGAACATGCGGTAAATAACTATTCTTTCAACCCCGACCGCTTTGCTGAGGCTATTCCTTATATGCACCGGACATTGCAGCAGAGCATTTTTCGGTTGATAAAAAGTTGTATCTGCTATATGGCGAAAGTTGATAGCGGACGTATTGATGACCGAAACAGAGCCTCATATGAAATGTGTAAGGTTCTTATCGATACAGTAAATAAATATTCACTACCGCACATTTAAGATTATGACAGGAACACAGATTGAAGCGGCAAAGAAACAGTTGCCATTCTATTTCAATGGCATGACCGCAGCGCAACGTAGACAATATGAAGAACTTGATTGCAGAAGTATGATTAACAGCTGTCTTATTTATGGCTCTGCTAATTATGATTTCTATAATCCGAAAACCGGAGAGTTCGGACAATATGCGAGACGTCATGTTAAGACATTGGGTGAAAAAACCGTTATCAGACTGTACAGGGAGCAGTGCGAAGATTTTTCAAAAGCAACTGTTGTGTCCGGAGTATACACGGATAGTGAGGGTTGTACTTACAACTCCTGCATTTGGGCAGATGAGCAATAACCGACACAAGCATAATAGACTATGGCAGACAAGATTTTAGAGATGTTTTTCGACATCGACAGATGGACGAAAGCGATTGAAAAGGGCGTGGACAAGGACATCCGCAAGGACCAGCTTATCCGGCTGGCCAATGAAGATACACGTCTCGCCATGGCCGAAGCCATGATGCAGGGCAAGTATGAAATATCACCGCCCCATACGGCGCAGATACCAAAAGATAACGGAGAGTTCAGAACCGTTTACGTGAACGAGCCGATGGACCGTGTGGTGCTGGGTATCGCCAATGACCTGCTGTTCGAGTTGATGCCCGAAATGCTGCATGGCTCGTGCAAGTCCTATCAGAAGGGCATCGGCTGCGGCAGAGTCGTTACCGAGGTCAGCCACAGGATGACAGGTGGTGCAGACAACGGGTATCTGGGTTGGAAAGCCGATTTGAGCAAGTATTTCGACAGCGTACCGATTCAGTTCATTGATGAGGCTTTTGACAAGGTAGAGGTGCGACACGGGCATTCCGCCCTGATTGACGTGCTCAGGAAATATTACCATAGCGACCTGTACTTTAACGGGGAGAACAACCTTTGCCGGCAGTACCAGTCCCTGAAACAGGGCTGCGCCGTGGCGAGCTGGCTGGCCGACGTGTTGCTGTATGACCTTGACGAGGAACTGTCCGAGATGGACGGCTACTATGTCCGTTATTCGGATGATATGCTGTTTATCGGCAAGGATCATGAAAAGGCAATGGAAATGCTTCAAAGCCGGTTGGAGGAGAAATCCATGAAACTCAACCCGAAGAAAGTCGAGTACCTGACACCCGAACAGTGGTTCAAGTTCTTAGGCTTCAGCATCAAGGGAGAGATGGTTTCGCTCTCTTCATCCCGCATCAAGACTTTCCAAAGAGAAATCGAGGCACGAACCATCCGAAAACCGGATACGACACTGGCAAAAGCTGTCAACGCGGTGAACCGTTACCTGTATAAAGGCACCGGTGAGTTCAGTTGGGCAACCCAGATATTACCCGTATGCAACGTGCGGAAAGACCTTGACGAGTTGAACAAATTCGTGATGGATTGTCTCCGCGCCGTGCAGACCGGCAGACGCAAAATCGGCGGACTGGGATACGTAAGGGACAAGCCCGACGGCTGCATCGTTCGGGGTCAGGGTCGAAACGTGAAGGCCAACTGCGCCAAGACCGGCTGTAACATACCCGGATACCTGACCATCGGCTGTATGCAGAACGCGATGCGGACAAGCCGTGCCGCGTACAACACGCTGGTGCAATCATTATAGAAACGGCCGAGCACACGGCCGATGGATGAAGGGCGGAGTTTCAATGTTACAGGTAGACATACCAGAACCATTCAGTATTCACCGGTCTATCAACCGGTGAATCCCATCCCGTTCTGGTTCCTACCTGTAAATATCGGGAAAGTAAAGTCATGTGTCACCAGCCAGACATCCGTCACAAAGACGAAACACATCGGGAAAGTTCGAGGAATAGACTTGAGTATCCCGCGTGCCTAACGTCTTCTTTCCGAGTCTGAAGGCGGCTGACCACCGCCTTCGGACTCCGCAGAAGACACGCACGCGGGCAACATCGAAAAGATAAAGCCATGTGTCGATATTATGAGAACTTTCTTTCCAGCACAGGAGCGTGGTTCAAGGAATGACATTCAGCGTCCCGTGTCCAATCAGCCTCCGTCGCGTCGTCGTATCCCTAACGTCATACGACGACGCCACTTAGGCTTCCGCCACGGGAGACATCAAAGACTTAAAGCCATGTGCCGTCATTATGAGAATCATGCATCACCCAAGCACAGGGTATGGCCGGTCGAGGCCGGGGTTTCAACCGCGCAGCTCTATAACCTGCGGCCAGTTCCTTCCGCCAGCCTATCGGCCGGCGGAGTCACGGGCCAGCGGCAAGAGCTGCCCATATCGGACAAGTAAAGCCATGTGCCCTCCCCGGATGGGACCGGAAACGGCAGCGCAACCGAATGTTGCACGAGGAACCGGATTTAACATACAGTCTTCAACATGGCTCCTGAACCAGGCGACTACCTGGTTCAGGACCATTGAACCACTGTATTTATCAGAACGATAAAGTCATGCGCCGACGGTTCGAGTGCATTAACCGAAAAATTAGAAGTAGTATGGAAAATATTTATCAGGAGGCTCTCCTTGCCGTCAGGGACGGTGCCGGATTCAAGGTGGATTACCGGCACCGCAGCCTGAAAATAGATGAGAAATACATCATACGGGACGGCAAGTTCGAAGGCGGATTGGGCATAAAGCCCTGTAGCGTGGAGGAGTTCCTTGCGAACATGGAGGAACTGTACCGCCGTTACAAACACTCCGTGCCTTCGGAACGCAGCGAGAGCAAGTCGCGCCAGTATTTCAGGGCTCTGCCGGAGAAAGACCTTGATGACGACGACATGCTGTACGGCGAGCCCCGTGACGTGGCTCAAATCGCATTGGAACTGTACCTTCTCGGCAATATCATTCTCGGTCTGGAATGGAACGCCGAAACGATGGGCAATTGGTTCTGGCAGAGCAAAAATGATAAGGATCTGGTGATACTCAGGGAATGGGTGGAACCTCAAGACAACAAGCAACAAATAAAAATCGTATGAAGAAAAAGACAAAAGTTTTATGTCCCCGATGTGGGACGGAGTTCGCCATCCCGGAGAAACAGGAAACAGTGATGGCAACGATTATCGGGAAAGATTCAGGGTTAGGCATCGTATATCCGGCGGTCACCGGACAGGACACGCCACCTCAAACGGGAAACCTGCCCAAAACAGCGCAGAAACGCATCGAGGCGCTCCGTGCCGTCGGCGTGGACGTGAGCAACCTTTTCGCCATGCAGGGCGCCAACGGCGGCGAATATGTCGCCTCCAACAAGGGTGGCCGGCTTGCCATCCTGAATGACGACGACCCGATTTTCAAGGCGATTATCGGACAGGGCGACATCCCTAACCGCCGCCTGTTCCGTCGTTGGGTCATGGCACAAATGTTCCGTATGATGGCCAGCGCAGACCACCGCTTCGGCGAGCCGATAGGCGTAACGGAGATGATTCATCGTCTAGGCTACGAGTACCAGTGGAAGATGCTCCTGAAAGAGCTGCACGCCCAGATGAAGATGGAGGGACGGGACGTGGAGAACTTTATCGACCGCAACCGCTGGTTCAATGTCAAGGTGGTAACGCAGATGGCCGAGGACTACGTGAAGCGGCTTAAAGAACATATCGATTCCTTGAAAGCCAGAAAATGCAAGGGCATTCCCTACAAACGTATCGGCAGCCATAACATTTTCGTGTCCGACCTGGACGCCAAGATTTACCATCCGCTGCAAAAGTCATTATCCGAAATCAAGCGGGCAAAGAATGCTGTCCAACTATACCAGGCCACCATCGGGTTCAACTGGGTACGCATCAAGATGCCTCACGACATTCCTCAATGCAAGGCATGGGTCAATGCCTACAAGGGTGCCGGGGCGTATTTCACCATGCAGAACCTTATCCGCTTCCATGGTTGTACGGCGGTCGATGACAACAACAGGTATCTGGACAAATACCAGTCCCTCGCGTACCTTACGGCCAAGGCCGAAGCATACAAGGACGGGGACGGCTGGCGTTTGCTGGCCGCACTGAAAAAAATGCTGGCGGACAACAATATCGACATCCGGAAAAAGATGGCCGAATGGCGTAAGAAGTAATTAGTTGCCGTCTGGCAGGCTCGATGCGACGGACCGAGACATTCAGCTCGTCTTCCTTGATAGAAGCCGGAGACTTTGGTTACCCGCCAGTCTCCGGCTCCTTCCGGAAGACCATACATCGAACGGATAAAGCCATGCCCCGCATCGGTAGTCGCATCATTATTTATTACAACCAACAACACCAGTCAAAAAACGAAGAATAGTGTTTCTTTCCAACGCTTGGCAGGCGACAGGTGTGAGGGGCCTGAGAAATCAGCACTCACCTCGAAACATGAAGCTCATCTCCGCTAACGCGAGATGAGCTTCTTTCCCGAAGTGGCTACATCACAAACGATAGAGAAATACCCCGTGAAGGCAATCACACCTCTATTCTATTTATAATGACATAACCTTTTATACAATGAGCAAAAAACAACTACGACGCAGGGCGTACCTGCTGCACCGATTGCGCAAACAAGGTATCCGGTGCCTGACCCGTCAGTTCACAATCTTCTATCCTTACGGCGAAGACCCGAAATCAGTGCCGAACATCACTCAGCTGATGAGCGAGTTCCATTTCCATGTCCAATTCGAAATCGTGTCCTGACATGCAACCCGGAGACATCGCCACACTGAAAGTCCCATACAAGGGATACCGCCGCATAGAGCTGGTGGAACGGCTCCAGTACACGTGGCTGGTACGAATCTGCGAGAGCGGAAAAGAGATTGAAGTCTACGAAGACGAGTTTGAGCCGGATTGAACATGGAAAACGAAAAGCAGGAAGAACGCGTACCGAATTTTATCGGCTATGCCGTCATCATCCTTACAGCGCACCACTTGGGCTGTGAGGTGGAAATGCTTGCCACGGCACAGGAAGTATGGCTAACGAAACGCCTGCCCGAACCGGTGCTGCTGGGCATGTACGAGAGAGCGGCACGTCAGGCCGTGGCTGCAGTTCAGGAGAGAGGTCTGGCGAAACAGGCAGACCGTCTCGGAGAGATATTTTACCGCACGGGGGAATTTCCACTTCCGGACGGTGAACAGCAACAATAAAAAATAAGAAGTACGGATATGAAAACAAGAACCTTTCAGGAAATCTACGACTTCTGCCGCACGGACGATACCTACCGGACTTATTTCCAGGCTCCGGACGAGCTCCATATTACCGACCGCGGGACAAGGCAATATTATTACGGGAACCTTCGGGGCGGCCAGTGCCGTCTGGGAACCTTTATCTATTGCCAGTCGATGCGGCAGCTTGAAAGGTTTCTCGGAGGCGTGAGGCAGGACTACTATATCCATCTTGATACCCGGGACTGCCGGGAAGCGAGCCTGAAAGACGAGATGTTCCCGCACTCTACCGTCTATGTCGTGGTACATGTCAGGGAACATGGCGTACAAATCGCAATCGAGCACCCCCTGCACGAGGGTTGGATATATTTCACGGCACGTTCCCACCGGCCTTTCACCAAGGAGGGCGTCATGGAGGAGGCGAAAGCCTACATCGACAGGCATATCCTGCTGGCACCGGGCAGATACCGTGACCTGCAGATGGAACACATGATTCCAAAGGAAAAATTCCCCACGTGGTACAGCCGGTACAAGAAAGAACGACACGAGAGGGCGGAGTCCGAGCATCGGGACATGATGGACAAATACCGTCACAGGAACGACATCACCCATGAGGAAGCCCGCGACATACTTGCCGCCTCGGGCATATTCTTCGACCTGAACTGCGACGAGTTCGAGCGGGCCGAGCTGACAGAAGAATTTGTAAGACTTTGTAACAGAACATAACATCCAAGCGAATGAACCTATATGACCAAATTGAATATAACGGATATCACATCGGCATTTACTACGATGATGATACCCAAAGCCCGCGTGAGGCGTATGATAATCTCGGCACGCTGTATACGGCGCATCGCCGTTACTGCCCGGAGAAGGAATTCGATGACCACTTCGATATCGACAAGGTTTTCGATGGCCGTATCGGACATTTCCGGAGATCCTTCCTGAAAGGATACGTCGCCCTGCCGGTCTATCTCTACGACCATAGCGGCATCACCATTTCCACCTCGCCGTTCAGTTGTCCGTGGGATTCCGGCTTTTTCGGCATCATCGCGGTATCGTTGGGCAAGGTACGCGAAGAATACGGCTGGAAACACATCACGGCCAAGCGCAGGAAACAGATTGAGAAATACCTGCAAAGCGAAATCGAAACCCTCGACAACTATTACACCGGGAAAGTCTTCGGGTACCGCATCACGCCGGAAGGAGACAACGGCAACGAACTCGAAAGTTGCTGGGGCTTCTACGGCACGGAATGCCTGAAAGAGATGGAGGCCGAATGCCGGCACATCATCGACGGCCTGAACAAGGCGGCATAAAAACGGATGACATGGAAGAAAAACGGAATAACAAGGAAATCAAAGTCCGCCTGCACCATATCGACAGAGGCAACTGCACGGAAGTGTGGGAAGTGCAGGTCGAGGACGGCAAGCCAGCCCGCTATCTGGGACGTGATGACGGTTTCGGGCCGAAGGAGTGGTACACGCTCTGCGATGCCCCTTACGGCTATTGCGAGCGCGACTGCCACGTAAAGGAAGACATCACGCTTGTCATCTGCGATAAAGCGTGGAACGAGGTGCTTCGGGACGGTATGGACAGGGAACGCTTCCCCGAAAGTTTTCCTTCACTGGACGAAGCCTGCAACGACGCATGGAGCAAGCTCGTGAACGGACTTCCTCACGTCACACGCTGTGGCTTCAGGGAATGGATTACCAAGCAATCATTCCTCCCGCTGAACCAGACTGAGGCTCTGAACTGGAGCGATTGCTACTACGAGGAGGAGACAAGTGAGGTGCTCTCGCGTTTCACGTGGATCGGTGAGGAATACGCCATCTATAGAGTCACCCAAAGACATACAAAGTGCGATGCCCGATGGTATGAATATTACGCCGGAAAGACAAAACGCAGGGAACACGAAGGTTATGTCCGTTTCTTCGCCTACGAGTTCCGCGACCGCCACATCAGCGACATTCTCCGTACGCTCGGCAGGCGGTGCGATGACATCAGCAACGCCGTGGTGGAGACCCGCTACAGCAAAGACGGTCCCGCCATGTCCTACTTCATGGACGACTTCATCGGGTATGACCTGTCGTACGAGCAGGTCTGTGACGTTAAGGAGCCCAGATTGCGCAAGGCGCAGGAGGACTACAACGAGGCGAACGCCTATTATTACAAACTGAAGGAGAACGAGGAGAGTATTCGCGGTATCGAGGCGGTATTGCTTCTTATGAGGCGGCAAATCCACCCAAAAGTGACCTTGAAATGAGATTCAAGGACAACGGGCTGGCCAACCTCCATGACACGAACCGCCGGGAACGGGGGTTCTGCTGCATGAAACTGATTGTATTCCTCACGGAAGACGGCGTAACGGACTGGGATAAATGGCACGGGGAACACCTCAATGCCGCCAGAGGTCAATGCAGATACCGGACACGATGCCCGATATACGAACGAAGTAAAACCGATCATCAACAAAAATAAACGTTACAACATGATATACAATTTACTGAATGACATCCGCCGACAACTGGAATCGAAAACATCCGGAACGGCAGAAGAACAAGAAATGCTCGGCAGAATAAAACTTGCCTTGTCGAATACGCGCAAGGACAGGGACGTGGAGCTGCTTGCCCCTAACGAGGTACTGGTGCGCATCTGCCCGGCTACCGGACATCCGGTATTGGTCTGCCATGACGGTCAGGGGCAATGCTCATGCCTGCACAACGATACCGTCGAGGAGGATGCCGTGGACGTGCAGTTGTGGCTCTCGTCTCTTGGCAAGGAGTGCAACGGCAACCGGAAATTGCTGGAAACACTCGTGGACCTTGCCTACAACGCCGGGGCGGACAATCTTTGGAAAGACAGAGACTCCCGCACCGTGGTATCGGACATCATTGCGTGGGCCGGTGAATTCGAGACAAAATACGCCGGCACTGACTGGCACGAGGAAGATTATTTCCTTATCATCGACAGATTTTACGAAGAAAAAATATCAAACTTATAAAACCGTAAAAATATGATTCAAACACTTCTTGACGACATAAAGGCATACTTCGATGCCAAAGCAAATCCCACAGAGGAGGAACAACAATTGAAGCAACGGCTCTCCGAAGGATATTTCCCGATCACATCCGTACATCGGGACGACCTGCAGGGTGCAGGGTTCGACATGGAGAGGATTTCCGATGATGACATGAAGGAACTGGCCGACAAGATGGCCAATGATTATTGCGAGCAATTGTTTTGGGAAAGCATGGAAATCATCGCCGATATACTGGGTTTTCCGAAGAAAAAGAACCCCGTCTGCCCCAAGTGTGAATCGGAAAACATCAGATACGACATCCATGAAAACCAGTCCCATTGCGACGCATGTACCCAAACATGGGACGACAAAATATACGTGCTGGTCGAATTTCCCGAAGATACCTCGTCTTTTGAGAAAACCGGTTACCTGTCGTGGAACAGCGAGGACAACGGGGCGCTTTACGTGTCCGAAGAAGAGTATATCCGCCACAACGGTAAATCCCCCTCCCGAGACAAGTGCTATCGGGCCGTCTGTTGGCCGGATTCCCAGAAATACATGGATACAAAAGGTTGCGAACTCATTCAGGATGAAGATGCATTGCAAGAATTCGGTTCTTCGGCCTATTGGGTTCCGCTATCACTGATTAAGTAAATGTAAAACCTAAAAATACCGACAATGAAGGAAAGAGAAACATTGGTATGCCCTGAATGCGGGAGTACCGACATAGATATTCTGGACGACGAGGGCGTGGCGATTTGTAATGACTGCCATCTCGAATGGCCTTACGTGGAGGATTGAGGATGGAAACGGTAAATGTTTATACGGAACGTGGCGATTTCGTCACTTGCTCCGATTGCGGCAAAGTGATGCTCTTGCCGTATGGAGCGGATAAATGTCCCGCCTGCAAGAAAGAGGGCTGTCTGGCATGGGCGGACGAGAACTTACAGGAGACTGGCATTGACGGGCTTCTCGAACGGCACTACAACCTGCATCAAAAGAGTGAACTGCAACCGGAAGATTATCTGTCGCTCTTCATACTGGCAACTGAACATATTCCATACCTGACAGACAAGCCACAAACCGCCCGCGAGACCCTCTCCCTGCTCCTTGAAATCAGCAAGCTTTTTGAGAAACACTGGCGCGGCACGGGGTGTTTCCAATCGGAGAACATCTACACGCCCGCCATCAAGGCGCTGCTCGACAAGCTCGACAGGAAACTGAAAGAGGGCGACGCGATCCCGATAGAATATCAGGACTGTCGCTCCCTCGGGGAGCTCTTCCGGGTAGTCGCCGGCGAGCGTCCGGCAAAGGAAGAGGTGCTGTTCTCTTCAGACGAAGAGGGGAACTACTATTTCAACGGACGCAAGGTCAAAGTGGAAACCTCACGGGAATATGCCTACCGCCTACAGAAAACCCAAATACAGACCAACAGTCGCCGTCCGGTAGATTTCTATTTCAACTATCTGGCTCGTTTCGGCCCGTACGGCACATATGGCAATCCCTTCTATCCGAGTATCACGGATCTGATATGCGGGCGCTATCTGCCCGAACCCACAGAATGAATCCTGAAAAGGCGATGAACAACCGTTCACCGCCTTTCTTATTGTATAACTTTTAATATCAATCATTATGGCAACAACATTAGCAACCATGGCTGCCCCCGTGCAGTTCGACTTCCAGAACAACAACGTCGAGGTGATGACCCTCGACACGCTCCGCCGTACGCACAAGGAAAATGACATTTACGGCAACCCCGTCAAGGGCATCTACCACTACGAGGTGATCGAGCGCATGACGGACATCTGCAAAAAGTACAACCTGAACTACGAGGTGGAGGAAATCTTCGCCGCCCAGAACAAGAACAAGGCCCAGCCGGGCGTGGTCGTCCTGCCGCAGGTGGAGGAGAAATACGGCGAGAACGCCGTCGAGGCGCATGTCCTGCGCCGGGTATACGCGACCATCCGTATCAAGAACTGGGAGACGGACGAGCTGACCACCACGCTGGTCGTGGCGTTCCATCAGGACGGCATCCAGGCCGCGATAGGCCCCTGTGTACTCGTATGCCACAACCAGTGCATCCTTTCTCCCGAGCGCAGCGTGTCGAACTACGGGAAGGAGAAGGTCTCCACCGAGGAACTTTTCGACCGCGTGGACGGGTGGCTCTCGAACTTCGAGGAACAGATGAACGAGGACAGGGAACGTATCCGTCGCCTGAAAGAAAAGACAATCACACCTGTGGAGATGTACGCCTACATCGGCCTGCTCACGGCGTTGCGGGTTTCGCATGACAGCTCCGACAAACGTCTCTCCTCGACGGTGGAAACCTACCCGTTGAACCAGTCGCAGATTTCCATCTTCACCGAAGACCTGCTCAAACTCTCGCAGGAAAAACAGACACTCACGGCGTGGGACGTGTACAACTGCGCGACCGAACTTTACAAACCGGGCAAGACCGACCTGCCGGCAATGATTCCCCAGAACGGGGCGCTGGCCGAGATGATGCTCGCGGAAAGCCTGCCTAACGCCTGATGACCATGACCCGTATCAAAGGACAGCTGACGACAGCCGACTACCTTCCCATAGACACTTTCCGCCAATTGCTCGACGGGTTGGAAAAAGATAAAGAGTACTTGTGGGAAACGTATTGTTGGCTGTCGTTCTGCACGGCATTCCGCGCTTCGGACGTGCGGATGTTGCGATGGCGGGATGTGCTGAACCGACGGGAACTGGTACGAATCGAACGGAAGACGAAAAAGAACCGGTTGGTAAAATTCAACAATGAGGTACAGGAGAAGACACGGCATTTATACGAGTCGCAAGGTTGTCCGGATGTGGACGGTTATATTTTTCAGAACCTGCGAACCGGCAGCCCATATTCCCTGGAACATATCAACCGCTTGCTAAAAGTGTTCCGTGTCAGGTACAAGATTTCTATCCGTGCATTCTCCACGCATACCTTCCGCAAGACCTTCGGAAGATACGTTTACGAGTTGTCGGGACGTACGGCCGAAGGGTTGATCCTGCTCAACCAGATTTTCCGGCACTCCAGCCTGGAAACCACGCGCCGTTACATCGGACTGGCGCAGGAGGACATCGACAAGGTGTTCGACTCCATACGTCTATGACAACATTTCCAACGTAGCCCGGAACCCGAACGGATGATTCCGGGCTATGCTTTAATATCAAGACACGTCTAAATCAAACAGCAAATGGATAAACCAGTATATATCGACACCTACTTCCGCATCGAATCAGGTTACGAATGGGGATATGGAATGTCAAAGGAAAAGACAGAGGCATTCTTTGCCGAGATCAAAAGCCTCTTCTCACAGAACGGATTCACAATCGAGGAACGCAAGAACGGTTGTCCGGATGTCGTGATGGATAAAACACGACTCTACTGCCACCCGCAAGACCTTTCCGGGCCCGTAAGGAAAGAACTTATCGAACGTATCGAGAAGATTCTGGCGCAAGGAACGACCTTTCAATACCTCCGCACCGACACGTACGGTGAAATCCTCGACCTGACCGAAGAGGAAGAACTGGCGTATTACCACGAGACACACGACATGACCATCGAAGGCGTCTTCCGCGACGCATTCCGGACCAAACGCCGCAACTTGTACAAGAACCGGGAGGAATTGTTGGAACTACTTGTCGAAAAGCTGCGCATCAAAACATTCTGTAGGTATTCCGCTTATTCGAATACCTCTCCGGTACGGCGTTATGTCAGGGAGGTTTACGATAAGATGGTAGCTAAGGGGGAACTTGTCGAAGGATACAAACACACCCTTTCCGGAGATCTGCCGCTCTGCCGTACGGCAACCGTCAAAGAACTCAAAGCGATAAAGGCACTCGAAAAGGGAAATGCAAAGACAAGATGTCTGAACTACACGCTTCCCAACGGAAAGACCATCGAACTGCTCTCCGAGATGCGTACCGCCAACTACGACTTCGGGGATTTCGATGAAACTATTGAAGACCTGTTAAAAGCGTACAGAAAAGCGACGGATATGGAAACGAAAGAATGCCTGGAACGCCAGATCGAAGCCCAGTGTGACGCTTTTACAGATTTTCTCGGGATACAATACGAAGAGATACAGGGCACGAACTTTTCCGACTTGTCCTCGGGAATCCGTGAATCGCTGTTGGCATACAACTCATAGATGATTTCAGTATGTACCAGATTCATCCACAGAAAATGTCGCAAACCGCCAGACGAGCGACTAATAAAAAGATTCTGGCGGCCATTGATTCCGGCTCTTCCGAGTTCAGCGCCGAAACCGTGTACAACTCCTATACCGGTCATGGTGGACTTCATACACTGAAGCAGGGAGACTTCGCCTCCTATTCCGAGTACGCTGAAGCCAAGCGGGAACAGGAAATGGGCCAGTTCTTCACGCCGCACGAGATTTGCCGGACGATGGTCGATGCTGCTTGCCCGCAACCCACCGACATGATTCTGGATATGTGTTGCGGCATGGGAAACTTTTTCAATTTCCTGCCTAATCCGTATAACGCCTACGGTTTCGACATAGATCCGGATGCGGTCAAAGTCGCCCGATTCCTCTACCCGAAGGCCCACATCAATGTCGCGGACATCCGTACCTATGAAATGGAGGAACGCTTCGACATCCTGATCGGCAATCCGCCGTTCAACCTCGATTTCGACGGCACTCCTTCACAATTCTACTACTGCAACAAAGCCTACTGGATGCTGAATCCCGCCGGCCTGCTGTTAATGATTGTTCCCGCCACGTTCCTGAAAGATGAATTCTGGGACAAAACGAGAATCAACGCCATAAACCGGGATTTCTCCTTCATCGGACAGACAAAACTCCCGTCCGATGCCTTCAAGCGGGTGGGCGTAGCGAAGTTCGAGACCAAAATCATGGCATTTTTGCGAGCATCCAAACACATCGAGATGCAACCTTACCATGCGGAGGAGTTCTGCACGGCGGAGCAACTCAAAGAACGGATCGCGAAAGGCAGAGGTATCCGGGAAGAGATTAAGCTTCTGCTACATCAGGAAATCTCGGAAGAAACGATGTCGGAAAACCGCGAGTTCGAGTATCGGCTGAAAAAATACCTGTACGAGATTAAAACACACAAGGCTCTCCAAAAACATTACGACAAGTCCGTTGCACTGGTTTCCAGGTTCCGCAACCAGCGTCCGCCTGAGAACTGCACGGTGGAAGAGCACAAAGCGTGGGAACGCCGCAAACTGACCTGCAAAAAAGTACTGGGCGTCCTGCGGCGCTACATCCGCAACCAAAACATCATCCCACGTAAAGAAGTGGCATTGGTAAAGACCTCGTACGGGTTCAAGCTGAAAGGATACGCCCCACACTTGCTGGACAGGGTGGAACACACCTACTCTTCCCTGAACGACATCCTCATCGGAGAGAAAGCGCTTCCGGCACTCCCGGAAATGAGCCCGCGACAGCGGGAACAATACGAAGTGGCTGAACGCTTCATCGCCAAGAAACGCAGGGCTTACGAACTCCAGTCGGTAAAATTTACCGCTATGCAGCGAGATACAGCGCTGGACGAGCGAATCGCTTCCCTGAGCTTCCTGAACAAGGAGATGCAGACGTGCCAATTCACTGCACTGCAACAACACGACATGGGACTGGTCTTTCAAAAACGCTACGCGCTTCTCAACTGGCAGCAAGGCTCCGGTAAAACCGCCGTAGCATACCACTACGCCAAGTTTCGTGCGACGCAGACAAAAAACACCGTGGTTCTGGCACCGTCCATCGCCATACACATGACATGGGAGGCGTTCCTGCAACGCCACGGCGAACCGTTCGTCACTGTCAGCCGTCCCGAACATCTGAAGGCCGTCGGGCCCGGTATGTTCGTGCTCGTGTCGCTGACGATGCTGGGTGATTTGAAATCCGCTTTCAAAACGTTCATGAAGCGTCGCTCCAACAAGATATGCCTGATATTCGACGAATCGGACGAAATAACCAACCCTTACGCCCTGCGGACCCGTCTGACAATGGAACTGTTCCGCAGGGCCGAATTCAAACTGCTGGCCACCGGAACGACAACGCGCAACTCGATAGTGGAACTCTACTCGCAGCTTGAATTGATGTACAACAATTCCGTAAACATGATCTGTTACGCCTCGCGGGTGTATTTCGAGGACAAGGAACGGAACATTTCGGAGAAATACAACGAGCATTGTCTCCGTCCGTTCCCTGCACGTGGCGGAGCAAAGCTGTTCCGCGCCAGCTTCTGCCCGGGCAAGGTCACCGTATTCGGGGTGGAGAAACATAACCAGGACATATACAACCAGACCCACCTTTCCGAACTCATAGACAAAACCATCATTACACGGAAATTCAAGGAGTTCGCCGGAGATAAGTACGAAATCATCAACTATACTGTAGCTCCCAAAGAAGGCGAACGGGCGGTATACCGTACCATCATGGAGAAATTCCATGAAATCCTCTACCTTTATTTCAACCCGATGACGGACAAGAGAAAAGAATCCCATCTCAAAATTGCGCGCCAGATACAGCTACTGATCAAAGCCTGTTCGGTACCGCACAAGATGAGCGGTTACCACGGCGACTCCTATCCGGAAAAGGCCAAGCTGATCGGACGCAAGCTGCGTTATGAACTGCGCGGCAAGGTCGCCATCGGCTGCACGTCGCTCGATGCGGTGGCCATGTATCAGGAATTTCTCAAGGAGCATTTCCCGCAAAGACCACTATTTGTCATACGCGGAAATGTGGGCTTCAAGACACGACAGCGCCTGCTCGACAAGTTCGAGAAGACGATGGACGGTATTCTGGTCTGCACGCAACAAAGCCTGAGGAGCTCGGTCAATGTTCCCAGTTGCGAAGACATCATTATCGAATCCCTGCTCTGGAACATCCCGCGAATGGAGCAATTCTACTTCCGCTTCATCCGTCTGGACTCGGAAGGTATGCGCCATGTCTATTACATCACCTACGAGGATTCCATCGAACAGAACCTGATGGCTCTGGTGCTCGCCAAGGAACGGTTGAACGAGTTCGTCAAAAACGGGAAGATAACGGAGGAATCGGACATCTTCGAGGAGTTCGATATCTCTCCCGACATCATAGAAACCCTCTTCAGACGCGAGAAAGACGAGAAAGGCAATTTCCACATCAGCTGGGGCACACAAAAAGTAAGTTAAACTAAAAATTATCGATATGGTTATCATCGCACAACAACAGCCGGACGGTGTCATCAGGTATATCTCCGTACCGAGATTCTACAATTATGACCTGCCGCACATTCTGAAAAACTTCTACCCGAAAGAGTCCAGAGTCTCCGCACTGATTGACCTGGGTAATCTGGTCACGCTCAGGCCGGCTCCTCTCGGCAGGCCCAAAGACTATTACGACAAGGTGTATTGCCGTGCAAGGATTCGTGACGACAAGGAAAAGAAAGGCAAACACCAGCCGAGATATGCCGATTCAGAAGAGGAACTGCTGAAACTCGAAACAGAAGGATTCCTGTTCAAAGAGGGACAATGGCTCCATTTCAAGGCAGGGACACTTTCCGTATCCCTGCCGGAATCTTTGGACAACCCCAAAACCGGCTGCATGTCCGGTTTGGAGATAACCCGCATGACCGCAGACGGACAACTGCGCACAATCCCCGAAGGGGAAATCTCAAACTGGGGCACACTTGTCTCCAAAGCAAAAGAAGACAACGAGCCGTATTTCATATTCCGCGACAAGCGGCTTGTCACAACCATCAATCATCCGTTAAACAGTTTATAAAACATGGGAAAAGAAATCTATACAGCCGTAGCTAATCTTCCTGAACATCTGGTGACGCCGGAAATTGCTCAGGCGGCTATTGAAGAGGGTAATCTCAAACTGCTGGACTGCCTTCCGCACCGATATCTGACAGAAGAAGCCGTCATGTCCATCATCAACAGCAACGAAAAAAGTTACTGTTGGGATTCATTCCGGCTTTCCAACATTCCGGAGCCATTACGCAGCGGACAGCTTTGCGAGTTCGCTGTCAAAAAAGACACCGACAACATCCTCCATGTTCCGGAAAACCTCCGCTCACTCGCAATGCTGGAAAAAATGCTGGAACGGAAAGACGCGGGGCTGAAATACCTCCACCTGTTTAGGCCATCGCTCTGGAACGCCGAACTGGTCCGTAAAGGCATATCTTCCGTTTACACCCGTACCTACGACAGTTATCGGTCCGGCAGGTACGGAGGATCCCAAACCGCCTACGACATCAAACGGGTACAAATCCTCCTGAGTTTCGTCCCCATCGCCATACTAAACCGGCGGTTCTATCTGGATCTGTTTTCTGTCGGGCTGAAGGCCGAGGACATGGATGCGGTGGTCCCCAACCGCTACAAACACAAGGAATACTACATGAGGATGGCTGGAACGGATTTCAAATTCGTGCCGTCGTCCCACTACGATTACGACACGATCACGGAGGCCATAAGCCACGACAAACTCTCCATCTGCCAAAGCCAGTATGACCGCAACGGGATTATGGAAAAACACAAAGAGACCATCTTCCGGTTAATCGATGACAAAATGGCGAACCTGATTGTCAGCAAGGAGCCCCGAGCCTTCAAATATCTGCCGGGGACCTTTCAGACTTCGGCAAGGCTTATCAAAGCCTTGGAAGCCGACGAAAGAGACAACATCCGTCTCGGTAAGGATTTCAAACACCTCCTTACCGAAGAGGTCTGTAAAACCTATGTGCGCAAGAATATCGAGACGCCCGAATTCCCGGAATCCGTGTGGACACCGGAGTTTGTGGAATACTGTATGGCGCACGGCACCTCTTTCCGTTGGTTCGCCCAGATGCCCAAGCAGATGCAAACAAGGGAAATCGTGTACAAGGTCCTTGAATACGGCGGACATCATCTCTCCGAAGTGAGACCGGAACTGATATCACTGGAACAGGCACAACGGCTGTACCGGAAAAACGAATATTACCGTGAATATATCCCACAGCGTTTCATTGCCGAATTCCGGAACGAAACGGGACTGGAAGAGGCATTTTTCGGAGGCGAGGTATCCTTCTCCCACCTGCGGGAATTCCGCGAGAACAACACCTATTGCAAGCTCGGGAACACCTATATCGGTATCCGCAGTGAACTGGGTATCCGATACAACACCTACCAGGTGCTTGTCGTGACCCGTCGTATTCCCCAGACATTCCGACCGGTAACGTTGTTTGAATGTCCCATCGGCACATTCCATACCACGTGGCTGGAAAAACTGATAGCCGACAACGATGCTTCATTTGTCAAGCCGTCCGTGCCGAAAGAATTCAAACCGTACCAGTTTAACGGATATTATACAGTGGAGAAGGTCGGTGAAGAGGACGGAGTGGCCATCTACGCCAATGAACTGCTGGAAGAGAGGGTGTTTTATACCGCACAACTGGAAACGGGGGTCAAGATGAAGCACTCTCTGTCCGAACTGAGAAACGAGATCCGATCGTCACGGGTGGCGGGAAAGGAGAAAGCGGCATGAATAAATATCAGATAGCCATCGAAGAGACCCTGCGCAGGGTTGTGGAAGTCGAGGCGGAAACGCCCGGACTGGCCGTCAGCCGGGCGGAGGACGAGTACAACGAGGAGAAACACGTGCTATCGGCCGAGGATTTCATCGGCGCCGACATCGCGCTCTCTTCTGATGATGAGACGGTGAAACGGGCACTGGAAGACACCGAATTCGTCGAATATATTGAGAGTCGTTTCAAAGAGCATAGCTCGTCTGTTCCCGTCGAAGATAAAATCCGGTTGGCGTTCGGAAGTTTCGACAACGCCCTGTATGAATTTAACGAGCACAAGGAAAAGACGGGACGGAATCACCCGCAGGTCTATATGCTTTATCGGAGCGATGCCTGGCACAGCAGCTCTTCCATGGAACTTGTCGCCCTGTTCTCATCGTTCGCGAACATGATGGAGTATTTGCGCCGTAAGAAGAAGGAATTTCACTTGAAGGCAAGCGATCTGGAAGAGTTCAAGAACAACCGCCAGACGCAGGGACGCGACGAAAACTACTTGTACGAATCGGATTACCTTGACGTGCTGCCTGATCCGGAACCCGAACGCCCGCCGAGGGAACAAGCCTTCTACGACAAGATTTTCGTCTATGGCAAGTCCGAGTTGTCCCGCAAGGAACTGGAGTTCATGCCGGCTTCCTTTGATACCTACGACGTAACGGACGAGCAGATGGAGGAGATCGTGCGGGAAACGGAACAGGAAACCCGGGACCGCCTGAGACTGGGTGAAAATGAATCCATCGATTTGGAGAATGACCGCCACAGCGAAATATGGTGGGAAGAAATGGAGAAAACAGTAGTAAGACACGGGGTACCGTATTACGAAGACGAATAACGGAAATATAAACTGTTCATCACACGCCATAATGATGACCGACCGTCGCGGCTACGGCTGCGGCGGTCTTTTTCAATAACAAGGAGGTGAATACTTCACCCCTTTTACTACTGACACCACTATCCTTACAATAAAAGAAAATGATAGAAATCGGCAAAAAGATAGAAACACGGGAAGGCATATTCTACGAACTGGAATATAACGGGGAGGGAAACATCTACAAAAACGAGGACGCCTTTCTCAACCGTCCGGACGAAGTCTGCTATGTACCCGAATACGCGGCGGAAGGCCACAAAGACTGGCGGGTTCCGCAAAATGAAAACTGCTTCACGCATAACTCCCTGCTTGCCTTGTGCAAGGGCAACGAGGAGGTCTGCCAGGACCTGTTCTACAGCCTGGAATGGACTTATCCCGCAACCTTGCTGGACGAATGGGACTCGAACGGCTATTTCGATGAAATCGAAGGCTGGTATGACGATCAAGATAGGACGAATGGTATGGGAAAATATAAAATAGTGCTGACCGGGCCGACCGGAAGCAAGACCCCGAACTACATTCTGAGCTTGAGGATGCACGTGAAAGCGTATTTCTCCCAAGCCTACGGCACGGATGAGTTCAATCACATTCTCCACTGCATCAGCTCGTTCATTGATGATTTTTCCTTCAAGGTACGCAATACCCGCTATCAGGGCAGCATCCTCAAAAGGACCATCCGGAACGACAGCCTGCAAGTATTCAACCTGGGTGACGAGAAAGTGATACTGACCGTCTCCTTCACTCCATTGGAAACATGAAATCAAAAATATGACAACCATGGACAAGACAACGAGAACGGAACCGGGCAAAGCCCCGGGTAAGATGGATACCGACGAGCTGCACCTGTTTGCTGTCGAGTATGCCTTTATCGACGAACGACTGCACGAGGCCGAGCAAGCCATGCTGAAATTCATGCTCGGGTTTCTGAAACAATACGGCCGCGTGTCGCTCGGCCTCACGGAAGAGGAAGAACTTGACGACAACAACTTCCCCGTCACGGCAACCTTGTACGGGAACCACGATACGCCTCGTATCAAACTCACCGATGTCTACCTGACGAATGACGGGAAGTACCTCCAGGCTGACGGAATAGACGCTGAAACAAGGGAAAAACGGACCGGATTCTACATCTACAGCGAGCAATACGCCGATATCTTCCAGTTTATCGGTTACGCCTCGGAAATGAACTGACAATATAAGGAGCAACGACCATAAAACGAAACATCAATGAAAAGTATCAATGATTTGCAGACCGCTGTCCGCAACATCCTTGCAAACAACGGTCTTACTGAACTCTCTTTCGGGGAACCCGACGAGCTGAACGATCCTACCTACATAATCTGGTTCGACAACGACTGTCGGCCCTATGACGATCCCGTGCAGAAAGTCCGGCTCGAAGAAGACGGAATCGCCGTCGAACTCAACGCCCGGGACTTCGGAAACACGGTCACGGTGTACGACTACGATATCGACCGCATCGAATGGTGGGAAGGCATACGCGCCAACCTGTTGGAGGTGCTCGGGCGGGACGGCAGACGACGCTGCCCGGTTTGCGGGAAGCCACTCAAAGGGAAACGACGGTATTGCGGCGACAATTGCCGGAAGCTCGCGACACCTGAACGAACGGCGGAACAGGTTGCGAAGAAAGCGAACCGGAACATCCGCCGCCTGGCAAGCCTGGCGGCCGGAAAGGATAAGGCATATAAAGAACAACTGATAAAGAAATATTCCATCGGTCAAGTGTAGACCGAGCAGTTAAATGACAAAAAACAAATATGGCATCGAAAACTATTTACCTGACGGTACGACTCGACATCTACAACCCGAATACCGAAGAGATTACGGAAGAGGATGTCGATGAGATTGTCAGCGAAGTGGACTATGAATTCAAGAATTATAAAGAATATGAAATCGACACGGAAATCTGCGGACGAAACGACGAGGGTGGTATTTAGAAAATATCCAGACGGGCAGGTCATCGCACTGTTCCCCGATATCCTGTGGGGCAGGCGACGTGGCGAGGTTACCTCCTACATGCACCTCGGCCAGCACGGCGCAGCGGACTACAGTCATGTGATTGCCGCGACTAAACCGGTAACGGAGAATGAATACCGCGACCTGCAGGACGAACTGAAGCTGGCCGGATACGAAAACATAAAGATTATACAACGATCAAAGATTCAGAACTATGACGGAAGATAAACAAAGAACAATACTCGACAACCACTACGAAAGTTGTCTTGACTTCTGGAAAAGACAGGGCAAAGACGATATTACGGCTATGGAACAGGCCCTGCGTGAACTCAAAAGCGTCAAAACCAATCCCGCGTCCCCTCAAGGGGAACCGCTCGCCCCAAAGATTATTGCGGAAGTGGCAAACAAATATCGTAAAAAGATAGACGAAACAGTAGCTGCGACACTTGACCCTGACGATGAAAATGTTCGCCGCTGCGACCACTGCGGCAAACCCATGAAGGAGGGATATTACCTCGGTGGCGAATACGCCTGTTCCGACAGGTGCGCGCTCGCCCTTTACAACGGGGACAAGGCGCAAATGGACGAGGACCTGAGCCATGCTGATGAAACTGACGGAGAATGCTACTGGACGGAATGGGAATCCTTTTACTTCAGTTAGTACCCACAGATTAAGCAACAAGATAACCAGAAAAAGTATGATGAAGAATTATCATATCAAGACCATTCTCGAATCCCTGAAAGATGATGTCGGGAACGGCAAAATATCCATTCGTGAGGCCGCCGTTGAACTTCATAAAGCCGGCTGGACGAATTTCATTGACCTCGATGCCACGAGGAATCTGTTAAAGCTCCGGCAATCCGATGAGTCTCAACGGACAGGCAAATCTACAATACCCGGCAACAATAAGTAATAAATCCTCAAAACAAAAGACAAATGATAAAGATAACCATGATATTCGGCGAGGATGCCGTGAGAAAATACGACGAGAGTAAAAAGCTTCCTTCGGAAAAATGGCTGCTGGACAACGGCGGCGTCGTGGATGAGAAAGAGTTCAAAACCGAGGCGGAGTACAACGCCTATATCGCCGGACTGAACGACGGCGACAGCTGGAATGACTATCATATCATACGACACCCTGACAAGCCGGAAGAAACGGACACCTCACGCGAGGAAAGCGTCTGGCTGCGTCTCGGGGTTACCGTTCAGGGCAGCCGGGACGAGATCGGTAAAATCCTGAACGGGGACACCGAAACCCTTTGGAAACTACTTGAAACAGGACGTTACGAGATTGGCGGCGAGACCTATATCCCGGGTTCGACCGTCGAGGAGTACAACAGGGAACACGACACGGATTTCGAGGAAGAAGACGTGGAGTTCCATTTATAGTAAAACCTTACCATCCACGATAATGATAACAGTAAAAGTTTTGCTCGGAGAGGATACCGTGAACATATACAGGAAAACCGGGAGTATCCCCTCGGAAGAGAGCACGGCCGAATCCGGAGGATACGTGATAACCAGACATTTCCAGACCGAAGCTGAATATAAAGCCTACGCGATGGCCGTGGAAGACCTGGACGGGCACGGGGACTGGCAAATGCTCGCTCCCACCATGACACATGGACCCTCATTTCGTATAGGGGATTTTGTCCGGCTCACGAACGAGGCAGTCGATTCGATACGCCAGAATTTTGGAGATGGACCGGCAGAGTATCGTAAAGAAATACTGCTCGAAGTCAAGCATTTACGACAGGATGGCGAAAATTTAATCATAGGAGTCCGGGATATACGGGAGGACGATATGCAGGAGTTTAACGCTTCCTTTCTCCGTTCACTGACGGTCGAAGACCTGCTGGAAATTTCTTCAATACGGTAAATTTCCACCAAAATAATAAAAACAGATACAAATTATGCCATACAAAAGTACAGGAATAACCATAAGCGGAACGGAATATGACCGGCGACAAAAGCTTTCACAACAGCAGAAAGCCGATATCTACCACCGCTATATGACAATGGACGTCAGCCAGCGGCAATTGGCACGTGAATACGGCGTCAGCCGCAGGTTGATTACCTTCATCGTGAATCCCGAAAGCGAAGAGCGCAACAGGGAACTGCTGAATGAACGCAAGGCGAAGGGGCTGTACAAGCCGGACAGGAAGAAACACGCGGAGATTATCCGCGAGCACCGACGTTACAAGCAGAAGCTATACAAGGAAGGTAAAATTCAATTAAGAACTGACAGAAAATGAGATTACAGGAAAAACAGAAAGAGCTGGAACAGGAGATTATTGCCAATCTCCGTGCAATTCCCCAAATACCGGAAGACTTGCTGCCTCACACGGTTTATGTCGAAGAGGAGGGCGAGGACGCGGACCGTTACGGCGTACCGGTGTATACCATGTACAAGCTCGAAGAGATACGGCCGGACGGGAGCTGCGCGCTCTATAATCCCGACAGCCGGGAGCGTTTCTCCTGCCGTCATCTTCACGAAATCAATATCGACAGGTTAATCACCGTCTGGGAGCGGTATCTGGAACTGTGTGTCGAACAGGAGATCTGGAAACAGAACGCCGCCGCTTTCCTGAAATACAGCACGGGTAAAACGGACGCGGAGATCGCCGATTTCGTGGACTCCGGCTGGGACAGGTGTTCGGCTTACACGGACAACCTGAAACGTTTTCTCGGGGAAGAAGACAAGGAAGAACCAATAAAAACGAGTTGATATGATTACACGAGAAGACCTTTGCATGAAAACCTTCGAGACGATGACCGTCAATGATATTCCCGTGCTGTTTTCTGATGCCAGAATCGACCGTGATGCCGTACCGGAGGGCTTGTTCGCCTATGATATCCGCGAGTCGGACGACGGCGACAGGCTGGCGACAGTCGAGCCTTTTGTGCGGGTAAACCATGCCGGCACCATTCTCTCCCGCGAGGAGTTCCGCATGGAAGACTGGGGCGGAGTGGAAATCAACGACTACAATTTCGAGGGGGACTCGATGACCTTGAAAGAATGGCTTGAACAAAACCAATAAAAATACAGTATATGGACATTCAAAAATTGACAGAAGATTACCGAAAACGCTTCGATGCGTTCTACGGACAAAATGCCATAGGAAATTCTGGCGGAAAGAAAAAGAAAGCTCAACCCGAACGCCCGAACTTCCTCGCCGAAGTCATCCGGCCGGTATTGGACGCACTGGTGGAACAACTGCCCGAATACGGCTTTTCCAAGACTACGGACAAGTATGCCATGTATGGGGATTATTACCGGATCAAGGCCGGAATCGTCCTCATAGGCGGCTTCTCCGTGGATGATGACTTCGGACTGCTCTTCACACCGCTATTTCATGGCAAACCCTGTGGAAAAGGACAAAAAATCACCGACTCGCAGCAACTTGCTGATGTATTGCGCAAAGAGTTCGAAAAAAGAAAAGTAAAGATGAAGACGTAGAATTGTGCGAATAAAAACGGGGGTATGCCGTAAATATCATATATTTGCATATAGTGATAGCTGTATATGCTATGCTGGTTGAAATCCCCGATATTGAACCGGATAGGAATACGTCGGGTGTTTGGCTGTCGTATATAAACCTCATATATTATGAAACGGGAAATTTTAATCGAAACAAGCTACAGGCAGGCGAAAGAGAAACATGGAACGGATACGCTTATCCTCTTTCATGTAGGCGAATCTTATGAGGCGTATTACGATGATGCCCAAACGATTGCCCTGACAACCGGCGTACCGTCATTCAATATCACTTTCATGGAGATTCCTACTGTCAGGATTCATGAGACTAATATGGAAACATGTCGTAACAGGCTGCTGGATGCAGGATATGCAGTATGTATATCCGATGCCAGGGGTGCATCCGGCCGCCATATACTAAAAATCAATGAGTAATTTTTGGAAAAAAGCCGATGAACTGGTCTACATCGCGGCTGCAATAGGCCCGTGGGCATTCATCATCGTAATAATCATCATTGTCGGTCTGATAAAAGGGTGTTTGCCCGACAAAACGGATCCGATGGATAACAGCATCAACAAGGCGAGAGAGATTCTCGAACATGTCATGGTCAGGGACAGCACAGGCAACGGATTCCGGGTGGTATATGTAACCAAAAATCCGGTGACAGACAAACGCTACGCGGAAATTCGTTCGCGGCAACATATCCGTGACGGATTCGAGCGATTGCAAAAAGAGGCGCCCGCGCATTTCGGCGGTAGCCTTTTGGAAACCGATATATGCGACTTTGCCTTGTACGCCTACCGTTTCCATATCGATGACGACATCTGCATACACAACATCTTTGTGGCAGGGAAACAAAAAATGGGATTCTACGTCCGTCCCAATCCCAACCTCGAAAATTGTGTCACGAGAATGAACTACGGTACAGAACAAGGCAACCAGTACCTGAACGAACAGGACATAAATATCTATATACCTAACGGAGGAAGACGTTACCGTTACTGGAAGTGTCGGTTCTTGCTGCAAGAGTCTGATACTGACGAGCGTTTCAGCCACTTTACCGAAGACGAAAGGCTGTATTGAATACGGCCTTTTCTCTATATATCCCATTCGTAAGCGATTGAAAATTAACGAGAAAAACTCTTTGCCACACCACAAATATGTCGTATATTTGCGTTGTACGGAACTGACTGATTAAAACAGATTGTTAATTGAACGCAATAGATTGAATATGAAGACAACGTAATATGACATTGGAAAAATCGCAAATTAAGTTTGCGAAGTCGGAGCGCACCGGCGAACTCATCGGGTTCGTCTCACGGCACTCCAAAACTCGTCAATTGAAAGGAGTCAGGGAAGACTCAAGATTCGGCAAACAGATTTGTGTCCTTTCGGAAGACTTGAAAGGAACAATCGAGCCAAACGTTCTTTATTCCGTGGAACTGAAGCCCATGCACAAGGCGAAAGGATACGTGGTGGTTGCCGCCACACCCGTTCAGTTCATGGCAACGGTGGAGAGCATAATCGTTCCCAAAGCATTGTATAAAGTAACCGTGACATTCGGCAACAAGACTGTTTATTTCGACCCGAAAGACGGCAAAAGTGCGATGAGCAAGACAATCGACGGCGTTTTAGCCATACTGAGAGAACGCAAAGACATTCGCAACCTGGAAGGTGTCATCGAAGATTTCACCCGACAAGCGCAAGCGTTGGTACGCCGATTCGCGCAAGACGGATTTATCTACGTGGCAAGCGGACATTCAGGAGGAAACAGATGAAACGGCCTTTGTCGGGGATAGCCACCGATGGAGCTCATTCTACGAAAGAGAGGTTGACACGCTTTCGGGCCGTTGACCTCTCTTCGGGAAGAGAGCTATTCAGCGAATCCATAGGCAACTGGACCAACAACATCGGAGAATTCCTCGGCATAGTCGCCGCCGTCAAATACATTCTCGAACATCCTGGCACGCCCCGCGTTATTTATACCGACAGCATCACGGCTATCACATGGTATCATAACCGCCAGACAGCTTCATCCCGCCATTGTCCGGCACTGCTGAAAGCCGAAATCTTTCTCAAAGTGATGGAAGAGAAAATCAAGGATATCCGCATTGAATATTGGGACAACAGATTATGGGGTGAAAATCCGGCGGATTTTGGAAACAAATAATAAACAATCAAGGTATGGCTAAACTGAAATCACAATCGCAGAAATACGTCGAGCTCAAAGAAGAAGATTATCTCCGGCTCATCGAGAACACCATAAAAATCGAAGCCCTGAAAATCGCAGGCATCGAAAAAATGCCCATCTACAAGGCAATGGAACACATCCTCGAACACGAGCACATCGACCTGCTCATCAAACCCGTTTCAAGGAGATACTCCTGATTCGGCAAGTGGACAATACTATACTCCGACCACAACTAATAACAATTGAGAGTATATAATATTAACCAATGTAAACTAATAATAATCAGACAATTAAGAAAGCGACGTATGTACGGTAAAATTGATACTATACACACGCCGCTTTACCTTATATACGCATTCCGGTAAAAGAAACTCTCTTCCTGTATTTTAATCCAAAAATTTCATATACCTTTGTGTTCGCAATTAGTTAGCTGTCAGCGACCTCTATGTATGCTTACAAAGACAGATCCGCGATTTTTAGCAAAACTAACACTGATTATCAATTAGTTAAAAACTAAAAGAGTAATCCTTCATTGGGCGGGCTTTTTTTCATGTCTGCACGCCGGGGTCGGGCGGTTGAAACGAAAATTCAAACCAAACGACTTATGTTAAGAATAGCCATTCAAGCCAAAGGCCGGCTCAACGAACAGAGCCTCGGCCTGCTCCTCGAAGCGGGAATCGCCGTTGCGGAGGGCAAACGCAGGCTCATCGCCCGCGCCGAAGGATTTCCGCTCGAAGTGCTCTTCCTGCGCGACGACGACATCCCGCAGGCCGTCTCGATGGGCGTCGCCGACCTGGGTATCGTCGGCCAGAACGAGGTGGCCGAAAAGGGATACGACGTCGAACAGGCGATGCCGCTCGGATTCGGCGCCTGCCGCCTCTCGCTGGCCGTCCCCAACGCGGCCGACTACACGGGCCCCGACTACTTCCGCGGACGGCGCGTCGCAACCTCCTATCCCAACATCCTGCGCGGATATTTCGCGCGGCAGGGCATCGAAGCCGAGATCCACACCATCGAGGGATCGGTGGAGATCGCACCGGCCGTAGGGCTGTCGGACGCGATCTTCGACATCGTTTCGTCGGGCGGGACGCTCGTTTCGAACGGCCTGCGCGAAGTGGAAACCGTTCTCCGCTCCGAAGCGGCGCTCATCGCCTGCCCGTCGCTCGACGCCGACAAACGCAGCCAGACCGAGCAGCTCGTCTTCCGCTTCCGATCGATCCGCGAAAGCCGCGACATGAAATACGTGCTGATGAACCTTCCCGTCGAAAAGGTCGCCGAAGCCACCGCCCTGCTCCCCGGAATGCGCAGCCCGACGATCCTGCCGCTGGCGCAGGAGGGGTGGTGCTCGCTGCACGCCGTGATCGGCAAGGCGCAGCTCTGGGAGCGCATCGAACGGCTCAAAGCCATCGGCGCCGAAGGCATTCTGGTGCTGGCGCTCGAAAACATGATCCGATAGAAAACAGCGAACGATATGGAACCGATCAGAGTTTACGACAATCCCCCGCGCGACGCGTGGCCTGCGCTGACGGCCCGCGTCACCCGCGACGACGCCGAGATCGACCGCCGCGTGGCAGCCATTCTGAACGAGGTGCGCACCGGCGGCGACGAGGCGCTGCGCCGCATCGCCCGCCGCATCGATGGCTTCGCGCCCGAACGCTTCGAACTGCCGCAGGCACAGCTCGACGCAACATCTCGCCCGAACTGAAAACGGCGCTGGCGACAGCGAAGGCCAACATCGAAGCCTTCCACCGCGCACAACTGCCCCGCCCCGTTGCGGTCGAGGTCATGCCGGGCGTCCGCTGCTCGCAGCGCGCCGTGGCGATCCGCCGCGTGGGGCTCTACGTCCCGGGCGGCTCGGCGCCCCTCTTTTCGACGGTGCTCATGCTCGCCGTGCCGGCCGCGATCGCCGGCTGCGCCGAAATCGTCCTCTGCACCCCTGCCGGCCGCGACGGCAGCATCGCCCCCGAAATCCGCTACGCCGCCGCGCTGTGCGGCGTGCGGCGCGTCTTCGCGCTCGGAGGGGCGCAGGCCGTCGCCGCCATGGCCTACGGCACCGAAAGCGTGCCGCGCGTCGACAAGATCTTCGGACCGGGCAACCGCTACGTCACCCGCGCCAAGCAACTCGTCGGCGCCGAAGGCACGGCCATCGACCTTCCGGCCGGACCGTCGGAGGTGCTGGTGCTCGCCGACGAAGGAGCCTCGCCCGACTTCGCGGCCGCCGACCTGCTCTCGCAGGCCGAACACGGCGCCGACAGTCAGGCGGTGCTCGTCTGCCGCACCGTCGCGTTCGCACGCCGCGTGAACGACGCCCTCCGCCGGCAGACGGCCGTGAGTCCCCGCAATGCGATCCTCCGCGAATCGCTCGCGCAAAGCCGGATCGTCGTATTCGATTCGCAGGACGACATGCTCGACTTCGCCGAAGCCTACGCCCCCGAACACCTGATCGTCTCGCTGCGCGACCCGTGGCCCGCCGCCCGCCGCATCACGACGGCCGGCAGCGTCTTCGTGGGCGACTATGCCCCCGAAAGCGCCGGCGACTACGCCTCGGGGACGAACCACACGCTCCCCACGGGCGGGTGCGCCCGCGCGTACAGCGGCGTGAACATCGACAGCTTCCTGCGCCGCATCACCTATCAGGAACTCACGCGCGAAGGGCTTCGCGCACTCGCCCCGACGGTCGTCGCCATGGCCCGGGCCGAGGGACTGGACGCGCATGCCGAAGCCGTCCGCATCCGGCTGGAAGGAGGTGTGCGATGAGACCGCTCGCAGAACTCGTCCGCCCCAACATCCGCACGCTCGCCCCCTACTCCACCGCACGCGACGAGTACGGCGGCCAACGCATCGACGTGTGGCTCGACGCCAACGAAAGTCCCTACGACAACGGCGTCAACCGCTATCCCGATCCACGCCAGCAGCGGTTGCGGGAAGTGCTCGCCGCACGCAAGGGCATCGCCGCCGACCGTATCTTCATCGGCAGTGGCAGCGACGAGGCGATCGATCTGGCCTACCGCATCTTCTGCCGGCCGGGCATCGACAACGCGGTCTCGATCGCACCGACCTACGGCATGTACCGCGTCGCGGCGGCCGTCAACGACGTCGAACTGCGCGAAGTGCCGCTCGGCGACGACTTCTCGCTGCCGGTCGAACGGCTGCTCGCGGCGGCGGACGAACGGAGCAAACTGCTGTGGCTCTGCTCGCCCAACAACCCCACGGGCAACGCTTTTCCGGCGACGGAGATCGAACGGCTGCTGCGCCGCTTCGACGGCATGGTCGTCCTCGACGAAGCCTACGTCGATTTCGCCGACGGGGCCGGATTCCTGCCGCGGCTCGACGAATTCCCGAACCTGATCGTGCTGCAAACGCTCTCCAAGGCGTGGGGCATGGCGGGACTGCGCATCGGGCTGGCCTTCGCGGCACGAGAGGTCGCAGCGCTTTTTTCGCGCGTCAAATATCCCTACAACATTCCCGGCCCCACGCAGCGGGCCGCCGAGGAGATGCTCGGCCGCGACCTCACGCCGCAGATCGCCGAGATCCGCAGCGAGCGCCGGCGACTGGCCAGCGAGCTGGCCTCCTGCCCCTGCATAGAGCGGGTCTACCCCTCGCAGACCAACTTCCTGCTGGTGCGCACACCGGCGCCCGACGCTCTCTACGACGCATTGATCGAAGCGGGCATCATCGTCCGCAACCGCTCGCGCGCAGCGGGATGCGAAGGGTGTCTGCGCCTGACCGTGGGAACGCCCGCCGAGAACGACCGCCTGCTCCGAACCGTCAAAACCTTCCGCCCATGAAAAAAGCACTCTTCATCGACCGCGACGGCACGCTGATCGTCGAACCGCCCGTCGACCGGCAGGTCGACAGCCTCGAAAAACTCCGCTTCGTACCGGGCGCCATCTCGGGGTTGCGCGCGCTGTCGGGACTGGATTTCGAACTGGTACTGGCCACCAACCAGGACGGGCTGGGAACGCCGTCGTTCCCCGAAGCGACCTTCCGGCCCGCCCACGAACGGATGCTCGCCACGCTCGAAGGCGAAGGCGGCCGC